CGAGTCTCGAATACCCCGTCGATGCGTACTAACTTTTCATTCGACCCGCACGGCTACGAAGGAAAGACACCCGCAGCTATACGCACAGATCAATCGATCACGCCGAAGAGCAACGTTCCTTCCTCTGCACCATCGACATCGCCAGCCGCGTTTACTGCCAAGCGCGATGATAAAAATGTTGAAGAAATGGTGGATACTATGGGATCCCCGGCCAGCAGAGATGAAGAAGATTTATTGGACGAACTAACGCAGATGGTCGAGAACCCTTTGTCGACACCTCCATACCGCACGGGCCAAGGAAGGACGACGAGGAACCTCCCGGGCCAGGATTATAAGCCCGTCGACGCCGTCCCGGGCTTAGACAAAATCCCAGGCCAGGCGCCCACAGTGACCCCCGATGTTGGCGACCCGGTCCGATCCGCGCCGGGAAAACGAGATAGGAAAGAAGAACTTGAAGAAGAAGGCTTTCCTGGTGGTGGGGCAATTGTTGAGCCTGCCTGGATTGAAGAGGCCGGCTTACAAGAAACATTTACCTCGAAGAAAGATCAAATGCTTTTTGAGATGCTTGTCAAAAAATGGACTAAATAAGAGGATTAATTATGGGCGGCAGAGCTGGACATATGTCACATCTTTATGACAATCCAAATCTGAGGTTTTCTCAGATGATGAATATTTTTAAAGATGCAGCTAATGGTGAATTAGAAGGTACAGAAAAAACTGACGGACAAAATCTATATGTTGGCTATAACGTTGCCGAAGGAAAGGCAAAAGCTGTTCGTAATAAATCAAACTTGATTGGATTATATCGCGTAAAAAATGAAGAAACAGGCAAAACAGAGATTGTCAGAAAACATCCTCCAGGCGGGCTGGATGCTGCTGGTCTAGCAAGCAAGTTCGAAGCTCGTGGTGATCTCGAAAAAGCTTTTAATGAAGCATTTGAATCATTCGAAACAGTAGCTAGATCATTTCCAGAAAAGACTCAAAGAGAAATATTCGGAGACGGCGTCAATATGATTGTGTTTTTTAATTCTGAGATTCAGGATCCAAGAAATGCGAATGTGATCAATTATGATACAAAACTTCTTAATATTCACAGAGTTGGACATGAAGCAATCGATCCACAAACTGGAGCCGAGTTACCAGATATCAATGTTGGGCCTAATGCTGTTAAATTAGAACGTTCTTTAGATCACGTACAAGAGATTAATACTAATCAGAAATTCAAAGTTCAAGTTAATCAAATTCGTCAGCTCGAAGCGTTATCAGATGGAGAACAATTAAATTATGCCTTAGATCGTTTAAATCGCGTCTTAGATGATACTGGAATATCAGACAATCAAACAGTTGGCGAATATGTTATCGCTCGTTTATTGCCAATGATCAGAAATCAGATTTCTTTGCCCGAAGAAAAAGAAAATCTTTTAATTAAAAGATTGCTCGGGGTCAAAGGAATTAACATTCGAGAAATCAAGAAAGATCTCGATCCAACACAAACTCAAGCCGTTATCATGCTTGTCTCTAATTCAAAAATCTTACTTCAAAATGCAATTCAGCCCTTAGAAGATGTTGTTCATGATTTCTCCGTTGAAATGATTCGTGATCTTCAAAGTGCTTTTATTCTAGATCAAAATCCGGAAGTAAGAAGACTTAAAGTATTGACACAAAAAGCGATCGATGGTATTGAGGCTTCAGGAAATGAAGAAGCAATGGAAATTCTTCGTAAACAAATGCAAAAATTAAAATCTGCTGAAAATGTTACTACAGCAGCCGAAGGTTTTGTCTTTGATTATGATGGTTACACCTATAAATTTACAGGTAATTTTGCTCCAATGAATCAGCTTCTTGGATTATTTCAATATGGTCGAGGTAATATTCCAGCAATGCAACTTTCTGAAGCACAAGCTGATGGAATTCAAAATGTTGTTGCAATTTATCCTGGTAGATTTCAGCCAATGGGAAGACATCACGCAGAAGCTTTTAAATGGCTTCAGAATCAATTTGGTGAAGAAAATGTATATGTTGCTACCTCAAATGTTGTTAATCCTCCGAAATCTCCATTAAATTTTGAAGAGAAAAAAGAAGCGATGTTGGCTCATGGAATTCCAGGAAGTCAGATCGTGCAAGTTAAAAATCCATATAAAGCAGAAGAAATATTAACCAGTTATGATCCAGAAACAACTTCAGTTGCTTTCATGGTTGGCAACAAAGATATGGAAGGAGATCCTCGTTTTCGTGTTGGAGAGAAAAAAAGGGGTGGCTTAACTTATTTCCAGGAGTTTGAGTCAAATAAAGAGAATCTCAGGCCATTTACGGAACATGGATATTTGGTTATAGCTCCTCATATCTCTTTGGATATTGCTGGATATGGCGAAATGTGTGGAACAACTTGTCGCGCAGCTTTGGCTGACGGTGATGAAAAATTATTTGCTGATGTTATGGGTTTCTTTGATGAAGACCTCTTTAATTTATTTAAAGAAAAGTTTGAATCTGGTACACTCAACGAGGAGGTGCAGGGCATGCCGCTCGGCATCTTTCTTGGGCTAATTGAAGAAGTGATGTTAGACGAAAAGAAAAAGAAGAAAAAACCAAAAACTAAAAAAGATAGAAAAAAAGTATCTACAAAAATTTCATTTTTAAAGAACAAAGAAGGCCTAACACAAAAACAAGCTGTTGGAAAAGCTCTTGGAATGTATTCCGGAGGATATCTCGAAGAGGAAGATCTAGAAGAAATCACAGCGCCTCCCATACCAGCAATGAAGACTCCAGTGACGCGTCCAACGCCAATGGCATCCGTACCAGGCGCCGCAGTCACTGCGCCACTTCAACATAAGGGCCCGGTTGGCAAACGTGACAGTGATAAAGAGGAAATTGAAGAAATTTCTGCTGTCGGTGCAGTTCAGGGTGCAGCAGGAAAAAGAGAACCTGAAGGACTAATTAGAGAAGGGATGGAACAAATGGATAGACACAAAATATATGAAGAAATTCGCTTACGTAAGATTATTCGTGAGGGAATTAAAAAAATTAATGCCAAAAATGAGAATGAAAGACAGGAAGAAGCTCTAGAAGAACAAAGATTACGCAAAGTTGTTCGTAAATTAGTTCTTATGGAAAAAACAACAACCGGAGATACGGATCCTGCGCCGCATCAATCGACCGGAATTAATTTCTTGGAAAAACTTCTGAAAAATATTATTCCTACTTTGGAAGATGATTATAAAACTCTTACAAGTGATGAAGATCAAAGAGAATCTTTCAGAAATCACGTCCTCAAAGCAATTCAAGATACAATTGAGCCTCTGAAAGTAACAACACAAGCCATGATGGGATCCCCTCAGATGGCTCTCGCGGAGGAAGAATTAGAAGAGGAAGAAGATTTAACAGTTACACTAAGTCCAGAGGATGATCCAGATTTTATTGATGTTCGTTCAGAAAAAGAAAAGAGAGATGAAGAGGCAGAATTAAGTGATGAGCCGGTCTCTACTGAAGATGAAAAAGAACAATTTGGTATTGAGGGCGAAAACGAAGTTGGAAGAAACGCTGCATTTGATACTTTTAAGAAAATTTCAAAGCAAATTGTTTCAAAATATGATGAACTTACTGGTGCTCCCCAGGATCAGGATTTATTCTATGATTATCTTTTAACAAATACAAAATTATATTTCGATAAGTTTGAAAATGACATGTCGCCAGTAGAAGAACCAGAAAGTCCAGATTATGATCCCAGTCAAATGGATCAGGAAGCTGCCAGTACTGATGTTTCTGGCGAAACTCTTGGCCAAGAGAAAGAATTAGGATTTTAATTATGAATGACATGAAATTAATAATGGAAGGTTGGAGAGAGTATGAAAGTCAGGTACTCAAAACAGAACAATTGCTTGAAGAAGATTTGATTTTACTTCAGGAGGCTGGTATTCGAAATGCTCTCAAGAATGTTGGTGAAAAAATATCACAAATACTTAAAATTCCTGGAAAATTAAAAGAATTACACAGTACTCTCGGAACAGCTAAAGAAAATATAATTTCAAATCTTCCGGAAACTATGGGACAACACTGGAATGAACTTTTGGCCAATCCACCAGAAAATCTCAAAGCTAGTCTAAATCCAATAATTGCAGCAATGAATGTCGCTGCAATAATGGTTGAAGAAAAAAAGGGAGAAGCAGCGCTTCAAGAAGAGGTTATATACGAAAAAGACGAAAAAGAATGGAAATATAGCAAATGGAATCTTTTACAACGACTAAAAGTTAGAAATCAGGTTTTAGCGTCCAGGTGGTCAATGTGGCAAATTTTAGAAGACAAATTAAATCAAGCAGAATCATATGAAGAATCAAAAGAAACATTAGAGTGGATACTTCAAGAAACAGCGAAAGAATCAAAAGAATGGAAAGACGCAAAAAAAGAACTAGAAATGTTAACAAATGATGCAATTTATCAGAGTATAATGAAAGAAGTTGAGCAAGTAATGGGTGATTTACCTGACCCTTCCGTGGCACGATTTTTAAGAGCCATGATGGTTAACGCTACCGCAGAATTCATTTTTGGATTTTTTGATAATTTTGTTTTAGTGATGGTAGGTAATGGTATAGATGACTTTTTAATGACGAATTTCGGCTTCGGCACCTGGGTCGCTGCAAGTCAATCAAATACTGTATCTGACGCCGGAGGCGGATTTTTTGCCAAATTAAATGATCGCATTAAGCGTTATTTAGTTAATCCTCGAAAAACTGCTTACTCCAGAGAAATAGAAGCAAATTATCATCCATTTTTGGCAAAAATGTTTAAATGGTCTGGATTAATCGGATTAATATTGGGTTGCACAGTCGGAAGTATACCAGCATTTTTCATGAAATCACAAGGAATAGCCGAAGGAGAGAATATAGATGAAACTCCTGCTTGAAAATTGGCGAAAGTATTTGGATGAAGCAGAAGGCGGAATTAAAGGATCCGCTAGACAAGCAAAAAAAACAAAATTAAGAATAGCAAAAAATCTTTTGTCAAAAAATAAATTTTTGCAGAAATACGCAAAAAATTTAAAATCGACTAATCTGGTTGATGCGGGTGGAAAATATATATTTTTAAATTTAGATGGAACATTTGAACATGCTAAATTTTCCCATTCTAGAGAATCAGATATACCAGGTTCGAAATTTAATGACACTTTCAGATCCGATCAAGCTTTAACAAATCTGGTTGTTGATATTATACAAAATAAAAAACCATCAGAAATCGATCGATCACCATATGGTACTAAAATAAAATGGTTTAGTATTGATACTGGCCAAGAAATTGGCCTTGATTCATTAATTTCGCAGGATGATCCTAAATTATCTGGAAAACAATCCAGTATTTTTGATTTTAAAGAACCAATTAGAAATAATGCTGCAATTCCAAGTCTTTTAGATCAAGGCCTTAAAATTTTTGATGAAGAAGGAAACGAACTTCAAGGAGAGCCAGATCCTAATAAAAAATATCTTTCACAACAAGATGTTGCAATTATTGATGCTCCACTACAGCCCACACAATTAGTTAATTTAATTGTTGCTGACTTGGGAAGAATTGGATCGCGAAAATTAGTTTCTTTAATGACCGTATTTCCTGGAATTATGGAGCCTACAGCAAGAAATAAAAAAGATTATGCTGATTTAGGTTATTATTTCGTAACAGGAAAGTAATGTGGAAATTTAAAAGAAAGAAATATTCCAAACCTGGCCAAGATTACTATTCCATCTCAAACAAGTTAAAGTCCGAGGCCAAGATCACAACCGATTTCGAAATCATGCTCTCTGCTCTGACCCTCGAAGAAATTATCGCTCTTCGATTAGAATTGGCTGCCAACTCAGTTAATGGAAAATTATATGGTCTAAATATTTGGAAAGAAATTCCAAACATTGCAAAAGATGCAGTTTTAAAATATGCTCATAGTGCATGTCGAACCAAAAATGAAGCAGCATCGATGCTGGGTATTAATAAAAATGAATTTCGCAAACTAATAAAGAAATTTAATGTAGAAAATTGGTTTACTAAAGATTAACATGTTATTACTTATATGTTATATTATATTTGAAGGAGGTCGATAATGACTAATGCAGAACTAGTAAAAGTTGTAGATGATCAAAAAAATACAATTGGGCACTTAACAGGTCGGGTGGGACAACTCGCCGATGAACTAGCTGTCTTGAAGGGAGAAATTAGTACTTTCAAGAGCCAGGTTGCCAATGATATGAAACGAGTTATAACAACTCTACAAAACAAATAGGTAAAATATGCTGAAACAAAAAAAGTTAGCTAAAGGCGACGATATGAAAAATAAATGGGTAACAGTTAGACTATTAACCAGCGAAATTAAAGAAATAGACCAAGCTAGAGAAAAGCTTATTAAATCTATAGGCATCAGTGTATCACGCAGCGCATTCTTGCGAGGCCTTATACTTAGCAATCTAGATCGTGATAACAACGGTTGATTGAGGAATAAAAATGTTAAAAGAAGAAGTGGTTAAAATTGCAAAACCATGGAAATATGACTCATTCCATCAAAATTATGAATCAGCTGACGCACTGCGTAATAAGCTTTTACGTATTTGGGAAAATGATGACAAGCATAAAGGAATGCAAGTCAAGGTACATTTCTTATCATCGCGAAATCAATTTGTTGTAAAAACTCGCTTACATCCAGATTTTGAGCCAATCAAAAAAGAAAAAAAGAAAAATGTCAAACGTAATAAAAAAAATAAAAGAGCTAATGAGGGAGGAAAATATGACCCTCAAAGAATTGATTAAAAAATATCCCCATTTAGCAGAAATGCATTTGGAAGAATTTGTAATCAACGATGAAATTTCTGAAATAAAAGAAAAAAATAAAAAACTATTATTGGATTAATATGAGAAATAAAAAATATTATTTTACTTTTTTTGATCAACTGACTCGGCGCGCCGAAACCCTAGAGGTTATGGCAAAATCATTTGCAGAGGCATGCCCAGGCGCATATGTATACAGAGTTGATCTTAATAAGAGGCATAAAAAGAGCGATTGGGATATCATATCTGTAAAAAGTAAGATATCTTAAAAATGAGAAAAATTATTGCTTTAAGTGGAGGTTTTGATCCCCCTACCATTGGCCAAACTAAAATGATATCACATGCTTCAAGACTTGGAGATGTGGTAATAATATTAAATTCAGATCGCTGGCTTTCAAAAAGGAAGCATCATCTTTTTTTGCCTCGTGAAAAAAGAAAATTTCTTTTAAAAAAAATGCCTGGGGTTATCGATGTTATTGACGCCAAAGATGAAGATGGAACAGTTCGCGAAACTCTTCGCGAACTTAAGCCAGACATATTCGGAAATGGTGGTTATAGAACACCAGAAAATACCCCAGAAATCGATCTTTGCAGAGAATTGGGCATAGAGCTTGTTTGGCAAGTTGGAAGCGCGAGAGACGTCAGACAAATAGAAAATTTGTATACACAAGTTTTGTCAAATGAGTAAGACAGACAAAAATAAAAAATATGAATTAAATTTAATTAAAAAAATAGTAGAAGAAGAATCAATCGATGCTTTTATTTCTTACGATATAGAATATGAATTTAAAACATTAGATAGCGAAGTAAAAACTGTTTACGTCTGGGAGAATCGCGATTCTCAAAATCCAGTAGAATATTACATGTTAGAAAGCTTGACAGAACGAATCAAAAAGATTAATCCACGATATCGAGTTGGAATAATGTTCGAAGAAAGAGAATCAATTGTTGATGAACTTCCATAATTCTCTAAAAGTAGTTGATACCGTTACGTGGTGAAAATATGCATATACAGAATGTGTAACACCGATTATTTCACCTTTTTTGTTGATAAGTGGAGATCCGCTTGAGCCTCCCATTGCCGGCACACTATAAAAAGCGCTGCCATCATTAATTCCAAGAAACCTGCCTTCAAATGTTGGCACCATTCCGTTTTTAGCTAGCCCTCCAGGCGAGGCTACTGTGTATATTTTTTCTCCATATAGCGGCTCTTTATTAGAAAGTCTTAAAAATGGAGCGTCAATACCATCTACAAACATCAAGCATATATCGTTTTCATGATCAATTTTGATCGGTATTGCATTATAAGAATCCCAGTCATTTGCTTCAATCGTTACTGAAAAATCATATACGAGCTGCTGTTGTGTCATTTTTGCCATGGCGTTTAAACGATCACTTTGGCATATATGAGCTACTGTTAATATATGTTTCTTTCCTCGATAATTAACAACAGATCCAGAACCCCAGGCGCCCCCTATTTTTTCTTTCGTACATTCTTTTTTATCACCTTCCAATTCAATACAATCTAAGTTCCAAACTGCAACTTCTATTTTCACAAATGATTTTTTTGTTTTTTTTAAAAGATTTTCAACAGGATCAAATGACTGAATATTTGGATACACACAACTAGTTAAAGTTGTAAAAAGAAAAATTATAAGATAGAAAAATACTTTTTTTAAACGTAACATTCTATTATAATTATTTTTAGTTTAAAGAAAAATATGAAAAAAACCTATGTTCTGGATACAAATGTATTTTTAACCAATGCTAAGTCTATATTTTCATTCAACAATAATGATATTATAATTCCTTTAAAAGTTTTAGAAGAAATCGATAAACATAAAAAAAGGCAAGATGGTGTAGGCCTAAATGCGCGCCATTCAATACGTATTCTTGATAATTTGAGAGAAAAGGGGAATTTGCACAAAGGAGTTCGCCTGCAAAAGGGTAAAGGCATATTATCTGTTAAAATGTATGATCCAGATTTAATGCCAACCGGGCTGGATGAAACAAATGCAGATAATCAAATTGTCGCGACAGCCTTAACTGAAAAACGAGATAATCCAAAACGTAAGGTAATTGTGATATCCCGAGACATTAATATGCGTATCAAGTGCGACGCATTAGAGATGCCTTCAGAGGATTATATAGAGGATCAGGTAGTCTCGGACATCCAAGAGCTTTACGATGGCTTTAAGACCCATTTAGTCGATGATCCTGTGATAGATAGGTTCTATGCCGGCGAAGATATTATGGCGGCGACTGTTGAGGGCAAATTTTATCCAAATCAATATGTAATGCTTCTATCAAATTCTGATCCCAAACATGCCGCCTTGGCTAAATTTGTTAATAACCAGACGCCTTTACAGAAAATTGATGAATATAAAAACAAAGGTATTTGGGGTTTAAGAGCTAGAAATAAAGAACAAGCATTCGCTTTAGATATGTTGATGAACGAAGATATTCCAGTTATTTCAATGATTGGCCCCGCCGGCTGCGGAAAAACTTTATTAGCAATTGCAGCTGGATTAAATCAGGTATTAGATCAGAATAGATACAAAAAATTAGTAGTATCGCGACCAATTCAGCCTGTTGGCAGAGATATTGGATTTTTGCCTGGCAGCCTCGAAGAAAAAATGGGCCCATGGATTATGCCCGTACAAGATAATTTAGAATTTTTAATGGGTGATAGAAAAGATACAATGTCTTTATTGATAGAACAAGGAACAATTGAGATTGAAGCTTTAACTTATATTCGAGGCAGATCTATTTCAAATGCATTCGTAATCATTGACGAGGCCCAAAATCTCACAGTTCATGAATTAAAAACAATTGTTACAAGAATTGGTGAGAATTCTAAAATTATTTTAACTGGCGATATCGAACAAATTGATAATACATATTTAGATGCCACCTCCAATGGCCTTTCTTATGCAATTGAAAAATTTAAAGAACATGAAGTTGCAGCTCATATAACCCTCAAGAAAGGCGAGAGATCAAAAGTTGCAACATTGGCTTCAAAAATACTTTAACAAAGTCTGACATGTCTGGTAGTATTGACTCCAGGTCTTACTTAATTAAAAAGGAAATTAAATATGAACACACATGAACAAAATCCGGTGCTTTTCGAAACACCAATGCCAGATACAGAGCTTAAAAGATGGCTTGTAGAATATGTAGGATCTCAACACGGACCGGCCAGTGGAGACGTGACCGTTGAAATGATCATTGAAACGATGTCAAGCGAATTTCCAGAATTTTTGATGGCTATAGCTGAAGAGAATTTTTTTAGAGGTTATGAACAAGCTTTGGCAGACTTGACTGAAGCAGAAAAATCTATGAATTCAAATAATGAATAAGATTCAAGAATATATTAATAAGCGCCATAACACAAAAAATGAATATTTATTATTTAATAAAGTGCCAATTATTATTCAAGATCGCCTAAAGGTTGAAAATGATTTCAATATTAGCGATCTGGTCAAAAATTTAGAATCTCTTTTACCGATAATTTTTAAATCAATAATAAAATCAATAATAATATTGGACAGTCCGGTTTTTGATGAAAGAGAAGTAAACGCGTTTTATCAAGATAGTACATTATACATTTCAAACGAACAAGATGATTTAAACGATATTATAGACGATATTGTTCACGAATTCGCGCATGCTCTAGAAGTATACTTTGAATCAGAGTTATACGGCGATGGTCAAATAAAAGATGAATTTCTTAAAAAAAGAACTTTATTGAAACATATCTTGAAATATGAAGGCCTCGACGTCGACAATTATGATTTTAACATGCTAGACTATACTAAAACTCTTGATGATTTTTTTTACAAGACCGTTACTTATGAGAAGATAAATAATTTGACAAATCACGGACTTCTGATAACTCCGTATGCCATTACATCATTACAAGAATATTTTGCTACTGGTTTTGAAGAATATATATTGGGAGATGGAAGAGAATTATCTAATATTAGTCCAAAACTTTTTGCAAAAATAAAAAATATTTTAGAATTTCAATATTAGGAGAATTAATTAAAATGAAAAATTTTAAAAAACAAATTAATGGATACGAACTTGTATTCGAAGTTGATGAGAAGATAGACAAGGCTTTAGAAGTTAAAGTTACTATTCCCCCTAAAAGACCTGAAGATCGTGGCTGTATGTGGATACACCAAGATTTGAGAAAAATAATTTTAGAAGAAAGTAAATTAGAGTTAGTCAGCGCCGATGATTATTATGATGCAACATATGCACTACCACGAAAAACATGTTCAATTACATTTACTTTCGAGAAAGCGGGGCCTATATTAAAGAAAAGTACTACAAAAACTAAACGTACAAAGAAAAATACTACTAAGAAATGAAAAAACACATATCGTACTCTGAACTTAAAACATGGGCAGAGTGTTCGTGGCGACATAAATTAGAATATATCGATGGTTTAAGATTTTTTAAAGGGAATGAATATACTTCTTTTGGAAAAGCTTTGCACACCGTGGGAGAAAAATTCGTTGCTGAAGAATTAACAGAAAAACCAGAAGAATATTTTGAATTGCAATTCTTAAACGAATTGAGAATCTTGGCCAAAGAAGACAAAGATTTGGTTTTGGATACCAAATTGGTGCAAAGTATGCGCCATCAGGGAGCTTTATTGGCACCACAAATGATTCCTGGCTTAAAAGAATATTTTGAAGATTACGATGTTTTTTCCGTTGAAGAAAAATTATATGAGCCAATTGGCGAAGAAAAAAGCTTTAAAGGATTTATCGATTTAGTTCTTAAAAAAGATGATGAATATCATATTATTGATTGGAAAACCTGTTCATGGGGCTGGAAACAAGAAAAAAAGCAAGATAGGCTGATAACATATCAGTTAACTTTGTATAAACATTATTTCGCCAAAAAGCACAATATTGATCCGAAACAAATAAAAACTTATTTTGCTCTTTTGAAAAGAACAGCGAAACAAGACCAAATAGAAATATTTCATGTGAGTAGCGGCCCAAGAAAAACTAAAAATGCGCTTAACTTACTATCAACAGCGTTATATAATATTGAAAGTAAGCGATACGTAAAAAATAAATTATCATGTAGATATTGTCCGTTCGACAATAATCCAACAATGTGTAAAAAATAGGTTTATAAATGGAAGAAAATAAGAAGATTAAGGTGTTGGTCTTGAGTGATCATCCGCTTTCTCCCTCTGGAGTTGGCACACAAACGAGATATATGATTGAGTCTTGTTTAAAAACTGGAAAATTTCAATTTGTATGTCTTGGAGGTGCTATAAAACACCTAGACTATACTCCTAAAAAAATTGATCCATATGGCGACGATTGGTTGATATTCCCCATCGATGGATATGGCACCCATGAGATAATTAGATCTGCAATTCGTGGCCATAAACCCGATATTGTCTGGTTTATGACAGATCCTAGATTTTTTGGATGGCTTTGGGAAATTGAAAATGAAATTCGTAGTTTAGTACCAATGGTGTATTATCATGTGTGGGACAACCATCCATATCCCAAATTTAATAAGATTTTCTATGAATCTACAGATGTGATAGCTACTATTTCAAAAGTAACTGATGATATCGTAAAAACCGTAGCACCAGATGTTGAAAGTCATTACATTCCACATGCGGTAGATAGTAATATTTTTAAACCCCTGGACGAAGAAGAAATAAAGAAATTTGTTCTAGAAGGCATGCCCAATTTGGAAAATAAAGTTATTTTCTTTTGGAATAATAGAAATGCCAGAAGAAAGCAAAGTGGCACTTTGTTATTCTGGTTCAATGAATTTTTAGATAAAGTCGGTCGCGACAAAGCAGCATTAGTGATGCACACTAATCCGAAAGATCAACATGGTCAAGATTTGGTGGCTATAATCGAAGAGCTTGAGATGAATGATGGTCAAGTAATATTTTCAACGCAAGCCGTTGCACCAGAAATTTTAGCTAAAATTTATAATTATGCAGATTGTACAATCAATATATCAGATGCGGAAGGCTTTGGTTTAGCAACGTTGGAGTCTCTTTCGTGTGGCACTCCTATTATTGTTAATATGACCGGAGGCCTCCAGGAACAAATTACAGATGGGGAGAATTGGTTTGGTGTTGGTATTGAACCAGCTTCTAGAGCAATAATTGGATCTCAAACAGTACCGTATATTTATGAAGATCGACTTAATAAAGATGATTTTATTAATGCACTCCTGAAAATTTATGAATTAACAAGAGAACAGCGGAAAGAAATTGGACTTTTGGGACGAAAATATGTTGAAGAAAATTATAATTTTGAAAATTTTGGTAAACGATGGCCCACATTGTTAGAAGATATTCATGAAAGATATGGATCTTGGAAAACAAGAAAAAATTATAAATCATGGCAATTAATTGAGGTGGCATAATGATAAAAGTATTAGTAAGAGGGCCGGTCTTAACAAGATCTGGGTATGGAGAACATGTTAGGTTTTTACTGCGCGCCCTGCGTACAGTCGAAGATAAACTAGATCTATATTTAATTCCACTAGGGTGGGGACATACTGGCTGGGTTGTTGATGACGATGAAGAAAGAAAATGGCTTGATAAATTAATAGAAAAGACATCACTGGCGCTTAATTCACAAAAGGTAGAATTTGACATGTCTATCCAAGTTTCAATTCCAAATGAATGGGAAAAATTAGCACCGGTTAATATTGGAGTCACAGCTGGGATCGAGACAACAAAAATAGCGCCAGCTTGGATTGAGAAAGGAAATATGATGGATTTGATTATTGTTCCATCAAATCACTCAAAACAAGTGTTCGAAAATACGAAATATGAAGTAACCGTAAAAGAAACAAATAAAATTATTCCTGATTATTGTTGTATCACCCCGATTCATGTTATATCATATCCTGTCAAGAAAATTGAACCCGTAGAGGTACCTTTGGACCTAAAGACTGATTTTAATTTTTTGACAGTTGCACAATGGGGCCCGAGAAAAAATATTGTTAATTCTATTCAATGGTTCGTTGAAGAATTTATTGATCAAGAAGTGGGCCTTGTTATCAAAACGAATTTAACCAAAAATTCTTTAATGGATAGAAAACACGTTGAGGGCCTATTGCGGCATGCCCTATCCAAGGAAGATTATAAAAATAGAAAATGTAAAATTTATCTTTTGCATGGCGACATGACAGATGCCGAATTACATCAATTATACCGCGATCCAAAAATAAAAGCGCTTGTTTCGACAACTCATGGCGAAGGATTTGGATTGCCATTGTTCGAGGCAGCTTATGAGGGCTTACCAGTCGTCGCGCCTGATTGGAGCGGGCATGTCGACTTCCTTCATATGCCAACAAAAGACAAGAAAAATAAAATCAAAAACAAGCCTATGTACGCAAAAGTAGAATATACCCTAGGGCCCATTCCACAAGAAGCTATATGGGATAGTGTGATCCAAAAAGACTCAATGTGGTGTTATCCGGAACAAGGATCTTTAAAGATTAAAATGAGGGAAGTCTACAAAGATTATGGCAGATTTAAAAAACAAGCCAAGAAGCTTCAAAAATATTTAAATAAAACCCTAACAGCTGAAAATCAATATAAAATAGTTGTTGATACTGTTTTTGGTAATCAACTAAAATTAAGCGAAGAACAAAATAAGTGGGTAGATGATTTATCTAACATACAGATGTTGTAGTGAAAGTTGTATTTATATCAGATTATTTTCGAAAAGAACTCTTAGATACGATGATACATCACGAATTGACTGCAGGTGCCGAATCAAATGATTCAGTATTAATTTCTTATCTTAAGAATAATTTTTCATTAATTATAAAAAGAAGCTCTGATTGTGATTTACCTTTTATGCGAAAGCATAAAGATTCTGTTTTTATTATAAGTAACTTTATCTTCTTGCCCGAAGTAGTTAAAGGCTTTTTAATCAATGAAGCGAAATATATTATTTATGAGCATGATCACAAATATGTATATACGAGAGATCCTTCAAAATTTAAAGACTATGATATACCAACCAACATGTTGGCCAATGTTGAGTTTTATACAAATGCCTATAAGGTGATCGTTTTAAGTAAAATTTGTAAAGAAATATTAGAAAAAAATCTGAATTTAAATAATGTCATAAGTATTGGAACCAGTTTGTGGTCTGATGAGAAGTTTAAATTATTAGAAAAAAAGATAAAAAATAAAAAAGATAAAAAATTAGGAATTATAAAATCTACTAATTTGATCAAGGGCACGCAAGAGGCAATTGATTATTGTAACAATAAAAATATTGAGTTTGAATTAATAGAGCAAAATCAAGAAAGTGAATTTTTAGATTTAATATCTGAGTATGAACAAATTTTATTTCTACCACAAGTTTTAGAAACATTTTGTCGTACTGTAGCAGAAGCAAAAATATTAAATTGTAAATTATTAACGACACCAAAAAGAATCGGTTTTTTTAGCGAATCTGAATTATTAAGCCTCCATGGTCTGGGCCTTTTAGAAGAACTCAAAGACAGAACTCAAAAAGCCTGCACCTTATTCAAACATCTAATTGAGGATAAACAAAAAGAGATAACAGTAATATTAAATTGTTATAGAAGGCCTGAATACTTGAAAGAACAGATTGAAGCCGTTAAGAAACAAGCAAAAAAACCTCATGAAATTTGGGTTTGGGTCAACCATCATGAAGATAATCAAAATTTTGATTTTTCCAAGCTTGGTGTCGATAGAATATTCAAGAATGACTATAATTGGAAATATTATGGACGTTTCGCAGCTGCCATGTTGGCAAAAACAAAATATATAGCTTTGTTTGATGATGATACGATACCTGGCAAAGAATGGTTTTCCAATTGTTTAGAACAGATATCTCAAAAAGAAGGAATTATGGGGGGCGCCGGCGTTACACTGAAGCATGAATCTTATAAAGACCACGATAGGCACGGATGGTCATCACAAAATGAAGATTTAGTTGAGGTTGATTTGGTGGGACACGCGTGGTTTTTTAAGAAAGAGTGGTTGAAATACCTTTGGATGGAAGATCCTCTCACTTGGGAAAATGGAGAAGATATTCATTTTGCTTATGTGGCTCAAAAATATGGAAATATATCTTCTTATTGTCCGCCACATCCTAAGAGTAATATTGAAAAACATAGTTCGCTGAAAGGTTATGAATACGGCGTTGATGATAAGGCGAGTAGCGCAGTTAAGAATCATGCAATATTTTATCAAGAAAGAGATGAAATAGTAAAACATGCCATCGCCGGCGGCTGGAAGATTTTAAAAAATAAATGATATTGATAGCATTTGGAACAAGACCTGAATATATTAAAATCAAGCCTTTATTGAAGATTTTCGATGGTAAAGTACCGTTTAGACTCTTGTTTACAGGGCAACATGTTGATCTATTACCCGATATTAAAGAAGAGATATGTCGTCTAAAAATACAAGATGGCAGGAATCGTCTAGATTCAATTGTTTCTTCAATAATGAATAATGATGATATTTTTAAAGATATCGATTCTGTTTTGGTGCAAGGCGATACAACATCTGTTTTTTCTATTGCACTAGCTGCGTTTCATCGTAAAATTAAAGTAATTCATTTAGAGGCCGGCCTAAGAACATATAATCCGGAGCATCCATATCCAGAAGAGTTGAATAGGCAATTGACTTCTAGAATAGCAGATATACATCTTTGCCCAACACAAACAGCATATGATAACCTAGAAGCAGAAAGAGTATCTGGGGAAAAATATATTGTAGGAAATACAGTTTTGGATAATCTGTTGGACGTCCAAATAGAATATAACGATACCGTTATTGTAACGATGCACCGCCGCGAAAATCATGACAATATGCACATGTGGTTTAAAGAAATTGATGAATTAGCTAAAGAATATGATGATTTAAAATTTATTTTGCCTATTCACCCGAATCCCAACGTAAAAAAACATGAACATTTATTAAAACATGTTGAAGTTGTTCCTCCAATGAATTATAATGAATTTATTGAAGAATTGGCTAGTTGTCATTTGATAATAACAGACAGTGGCGGCATCCAGGAAGAAGCTTCGTTTTTAAGAAAAAAATGTTTAGTTTGTCGAAAAACTACAGAAAGAGCTGAAGGTTTGGGAGTTTTTTCTGAATTGGTAGAAAAACCACGAGATTTAAAAAAAATATTTTCATGGACAAACATTGACCCCATACCAGATGAATTTATGGTATGCCCATATGGCGATGGCCGATCAGCAGAAAAAATATATAAAATTTTGTTGGAGAGACTGAATGTCGAATTATAAAATTAAATTTATCAACCATGCATGTATGAGTTTCGAGAACGATAAGCATTTGATGTTGGTTGATCCCTGGTTTTCCTCAAAAGTTTTTAATGATTCTTGGTCTCTTTTACAAGAAACAGATATTAATAGAATTAATTTTGACAAATTAACTCATATTTTTTATACTCACGAGCACCCAGATCATCTGAATTGGCCAACACTAAAGCTGATTAGTGAGCGAGCAGTCAACAAAGTTTGGGTCATTGGACTTAAAAGAAAAAATACAAATATCAAAGAGCAATTAGAAAAAATGGGTTTCGGATATGCAGAATTGAGACCAAATATAGAAACAAAAATTACTTCAACATTTTCCATATGCCAATTTCCAACTGGAATTGATTCTGCACAAGTTTTTAGAGTTGATAACAAAATTATATTAAATCAAAATGATTGTAAATTGGATCGAAATCAAGTTTTCAACCTAAGGGGCCAATTTCCAAAAATTGATTTATGGCTTATGCAATTTGGATTGGCTGGATATTATGCCAACAGGGATGACGAGGCTGGATTGCTCCTTGCACAAGAAAAACATCGCGACTTAATTCGTTACTATCATGATGAATTTAAGCCGGCTTCTTATATTCCCTTTGCTAGTTTTGTATATTTTTGTAAAGAATACAATTGTTTTTTGAATGATTGGCAAATAACAATGCCGATGGTTGAGAAAAATTTTGCAAACTATCCTTTACAGATTGTATTTTATGATGACGAGATATTATTTGATGATTACCAGAATCGCAACAGAGAGAATATTGAAAAATGGGAAAATATATTCAAAAACAATATTAAACAAATAACAAAATCAAAAGAATGCAGTGAATTGGATATTTTGAAAGAAGCCGATTTATTTGCAAATGAATACAGCGCAGACCATAATGCGCCGACATTGTTGTATTTACAATTTTTTGACAATGATAACTTTTTCCATTGTGATTTTAAAAATAAAATATTTAAATTCGTTGATGAGGGTGAAATTGATTCAAACAAATTAGCAGGAATTCTTCCAATGGAAGAATTGCATTCTTTTTTTAAATTTCCATGGGGAGCTGATACCTTGAACATTACCTCATGTTTTGATAAAATCAATGATAATATTTGGCGTAATATGTTAATATGGAAAGATAACCTATATCATAGATAAAATTACCGAGAGATAAAAATAATGAAAAATAAAACTATATGCTTAATAACGCCTCCATCTCCATTTTTATTGGATGAAAGGGTTTTTCTTCATTTGGGCGTTTTGAAAGTGGCTTCGAACTTAGAAGCAAATGGATATAAGGTTGATTTTATTGATCTAAGCGGTATTAAAAACTTCTTAGATGTAATTAAAAATTATATTCAGGTTAACGGAGCTACAACTACATTTGGAATTACAGCAACAACACCACAAGTTCCATTTTCTGTAAAAATATGCAAAATCATTAAAAAACATATGCCAGAAGCAAAAGTAATTTTAGGGGGCCCCCATTGTACTTTGATGAATACGGCTGCTAAAATGGAGAAGAAAAAAGGCCTCGAAACGAGCGATCGCGCCACAAAAGATGTAGAAAAGCTATTATCTATTTTTGATATATTGGTTTGTGGAGACGGCGAGTTATCTATTTTTGAAGCCCTAAAAATACAAAAAGGTATCGTCGACGCTGACGATAAAAAATCTTCATTATTTCTGAGTAATGACTCTTTTTCAGAATTACCACCGCCGGCGCGCCATTTGGTCGATATGAGCACCTATGAATACAGTATTGAGGGCTTCAATTCTACTAGTTTGATTGCACAGCTGGGATGTCCTTTTCATTGTACATTTTGCAGCGGAAGAAATTCTCCATTTTTAAGAAAGATCCGCACACGCTCTAGTGAATCGATTTTGGAAGAGATAGATTTTCTTTATAAAAAATATGGATATCAAGGATTCATGTTTTACGATGACGAACTCAATGTTAACAAAAATATGATTTCTCTGATGGATAAAATTACTGATTATCAAGATAAAAATGGAGTCGAATTTAGATTAAGAGGATTCGTAAAAGCTGAATTATTTACAGAAGATCAGGCTATAGCAATGCGCAGAGCCGGCTTTCGTTGGCTCTTAACGGGATTTGAATCTGGAGATGAGAGGATCCTCCACAATATCAAGAAAGTGGCCACAAGGGACGATAATACACGGTGTGTGGAGATAGCAAAGAATAGTGGGCTTAAAGTGAAAGCTTTGATGTCCGTAGGCCACGCCGGCGAAAGTGCAAAAAGTATCGAAAACACAAAAAATTGGCTCCTAGAAGTAGAGCCAGAAGATTTTGATTGCACAGTGATAACTACATATCCCGGTTCTCCTTATTTTGATTATGCTGTCAAAGAAAATGACTATTATGTGTATACAGAAAAGAAAAATGGTGATAAACTATACCAAGCTTCTATTGATTATTTAACCGAATTAGATTTTTATAAAGGAGATCCAGAAGACGGGTATATATCATATGTGTGGACACAGAACATAACAGCAGAAGCATTGGTAGAAGAAAGAAATAAATTAGAAAACGAAGTAAGAGAAAAATTAAATATTCCATTTAATCCCGGCCGGCCAGGTCTTGTTTATGAACATTCAATGGGGATGGGTAATATTAATATTCCTTCTCATATTTTACGAACAACGAGAAAATAATTAAGATGAAAATTTTACATATAGCAGTTTTTGATAATGCGGGAGTATCTTCGGATACTTCTTTCGCGATCGCCATGGCTAACCGTAGCGATATAGAAGAGGTATTAGCTTATAATTATAGGCCCCGAGCAGAAGAAATTGGATATGAAAAAAGAGATCTTGAACTTATTCAAATATGCAGAGAAGAACAACCAGATTTAGTTCTATTTGTAAAATGTAATATTATGCACACACAAGTCTTTGAAGAATGTAAAAAAATATGCCCTATTGTATATTGGTTCCCAGATCCACTAATAACATTTAGGCAAGATCCAGGATTTATGGAGAAAGCAAAAATCAGTGATATGGTGGTTGTTGACAAAAAGAATGTTTTTGACGAAATCAAACCACATAACAAAAATGTATTTATAATACCAGATGGCTTTGATGCATCGCTTGAAAAACCAAGAGAAGGTCTGGACCAGGAGTATGACGTTAGTTTTATCGGCCAGACGTACGGCGATCGCCTAGAAAAATTACAAAAAATAAAGCATAATGCCACTATTATATCAAATGCTTATGGAGTACGTCATTCTGAAACAGTAGCTCGTAGCAAAATTAATTTAAATTTCTGTACGAGCGATGGCCCATCTAATAGAATTTATAAAGTTCTGGCGGCGAAAGGGTTTTTATTAACCGATGATTGGATCGACCGCGATAAAGAATTTGAAGATGGAAAGCATTTAGTAATTTTTAAAGATATTGACGATTTAAACGAAAAAATATCATATTATTTAGAAAACGAAAAAGAGAGAGATCGTATTAGGGAAGAAGGATATAAATTATCTCACAAATATACTAGAGAGATATGGGTTGAAAAATTTCTAAATATTTTTGAAAACAAAGTAGGCAAAAATGAAAAAGATTTACTCTAAAATTGATGAAAATAAATTATTGCATATAGTAAATCGCCTAGGGGATATTGATTCAAGAACTGATATTATTCCTGATGATAATTTTCTGCAACTTGCGACGCTTAAGTTGCCGATTGGAAAAACTTTTAGACCGCATAGACACAATTGGAAAAAAAATAGTGGAACACAAAATATTGCACAAGAATCTTGGATTGTGGTGGAAGGAAAAGTAAAGTGTTCCTTTTATGATTTAGATGATAAATTAATTTCAACATATATTTTAAATCCTGGAGATTGTTCAATAACTCTCGAAGGTGGTCACACTTACGAGACTTTGGAAGACAATACTATAGTTTACGAATACAAAACTGGCCCATATATGGGGCAAGAACTAGATAAGAGATTTTTAGATGGAAAATAAACAACTTAGTTATGATAATTTTGGTGTCTATATATGGACGAGCAATCAGTTGATGCACTGTGTACCAGCATGGGCTTATTTATTTAATAAATTTTGGCCGCGCTCACAAAAAGTTAGAGTTTTGGGATATAATTTGCCAGACTATGAATTACCAGATAATTTTGAATATATATCTTTGGGAAAACAACGAGGGCCGCAATATTGGTCTGATGACATAAAAGAATATTTTTCTTCTTGTGAACATGAGTGTTTTTATTTAACCACCGAAGATGGATTTATAGTCGGGAACGTGGACGAAGAAATTTTAGATCTTGCAGTCAAAATTGCTTTGTTAAATCCTGAAAATAAATTTAGTAGATTTAATTTGACAGCAGATGTACACCGACGTCCTCAATATTGCCTAAAACAATTTGGAGATTTTAAGCTTATCAAGGCAGAACAATATGCGCGATATAGACAATCTCTATCACATTCGATTTGGAGAAAAGATAGCTTATTGCGCAAATTAATGCCCAATCAATCTCCGTGGGATTTTGAATTAGATGATGCGAGAGCGATGTATGATAATTTAGATGTTTATGCAACTGAAGGCAGATATGCTATTCATTGTGGCCATGGATACCAAAGAGGTAAAAAATTAGTTAATTGGTATCAAAACTCATACCATCCAGAGTTTAGTGATCATTTTGGTTTAGAAAAAGAAGATATTCAATTTATTGAAAATAAAGGCTGGATGCCCGAGATATAAAATATTTTTAATATTTGTGGTATGATTAACCCAGAAAGGAAAAAAAGAAATGAAATATGAAAACGTAACTATTACCGGAATAGGCTCCTATTTGCCCCCCAAAGTGGTTACTAACGCTGATATTGTTAAGGATGTGGATACCACAGATGAGTGGATATACACCAAACTGGGAATCAGGGAACGCCGCGTTGCAGATAATGAGTCTGTATCAGAGATGGGAACAAAGGCTGCTCGAAAGGCGCTACTTGACGCCAACTTAGATAAAGAAGATATAGACCTTATTATTGTTGCAACATCGAGCCCCGAGCAGATTTCTCCCGCTACTGCATGCGCGATTCATCGAAAGCTCGGGATTAAAAAAAATGTACCCTCTTATGATATTAATGCAGTCTGCTCGGGGTTTTTATATGCCATATCGTTGAGCGCACCTCTCGTGTCGGTGGGTGCTTATAAAAACGTTTTGATTATTGCCACAGAGGCTTACTCCAACATAACCAACTGGAAAGCGAGGCATTGCGTATTCTTCGGCGACGGCGCCGGCGCAGTTGTTTTGGGGCCGGCCGAGAAAGGATGGATGGGCGGAACGATAGTAGCCAACGGATCCGGAACGGGCCCGACGGGCTTTGTGGCGCGCCTGGGTGAACCCTTTGAGATGGTCGGGAAAGAAGTGTGGGACCAGGCCGCAGCCGTCTTGCCCGATTCTATTAGAGAGGTATTAAATAGTTACTCCCTTAAGGCGGAAGATATCACCATGTTGGTGCCCCATCAGCCCAGTATTAATATTTTAAAACTGGTGGCTAAAGAAGTGGGGCTTCCCATGGAAAAAGTTAAAACTGTTATGCACAAGTATGCCAATATAGCGGCCGCATCGATTCCCATTGCCTTAGATGAGGCAATCAAAAAGAGAGAGATTAACTGGGGTGACAAGATTTTATTAACCGCTATTGGATCAGGTTGGGCATGGGGGACCATGGTGGTGAACTATGAACGATAATATTCTTACATTACTGCGCCGCGTCGGAGAGGACGTCCGGATTAGCGAGTTGGCCCTGATTAGTCGTCCCCATTTAGTTGAGATGGGGAGCCATATAGCTATAGACATGTGGACATATATATCCACCGAAACGATTTTGGGAGATTATATTCATATCGCGCCGAGCGTATCGATTATAGGAGGAGCCAATGCGCACCTAACCATGGGGAACTTTACAAATATTGGTTCTGGAGGGCGTATTGTGTGCGCCACTGATGATTTTAGTCAAGGTTTAATTTCTCCGGTTGTTCCGTTAGAGCATCGCACGGTAATAAGCGAGCCAGTGGTGTTTGAAGATTTTGCCACCCTGGGAGTCAACTGTTCAGTTTTGCCCGGTGTTACGATCGGCGAAGGATGTATAGTGGGAGCCAACTCGGTGGTTACCAGGGACACTGAGCCGTGGATGATCTATGCGGGATCCCCAGCTCGCCCAGTCAAAAAACGTGAAAAAGAAAGAATTCTAGAAAGTGCAGCAGATTTAGGATATTAAAATGAAAAATTATATAAAAGATAAAGAGGCCTTGACTATTCCTTGGGTTGAGTCGCCTTTTTTTTATAGCTTGCTTGAAAATTCTGAATATACGGAAGAGCAAAAGTCTCTGTGCACCAAATATCATGAAGATGGGTATATTATTATAGACTTAAACCTGACAGAAGAGGAAATACAAGAAGTTGTTAATGACATGTACACAGCTCTTGAAAGAGAGTCAACTGTTTATCATGCGGACCACTTTCAATACACAGAAAGTAGACGAATATTTGAACTTTGGAAGCAAAGTAATGCATCCGCAAACTTATGTTTAAATAAAAAAGTTCTAGATACACTGGAATTATTATATGGCAGAGAACCATATCCATTTTCAACGATTAACTTTTTTAAAGGTAGCAATCAGCCGCTACATAGCGATATAATACATTTTCATAGCAACCCACCACTTTGGATGGCTGGTGTTTGGGTGGCCTTCGAAGATGTGGATGAAACTAATGGATCATTAAAAATTATTCCTGGAAGCCATAAATGGGGGTTATGGGAATATGACGAATTAGGTCTCCCACATCCGGATGATATTGAAAACGGTGAAGAAGTTAATTATAGAGAATATGAACACTTTTTAGTCGAGCTAGTCAAAGAGAAGAAAGCGGAATCATATGTAACAAAATTAAAAAAGGGCCAAGCTTTAATATGGCCGGCCAATATGTTACACGGAGGATGTAACATAGAAGGAATCACCGATTTAGAAAAAACAAGACTTACGCAAGCACAGCATTATTTTTTTAAAGGCTGTAATCAATACTATCATCCAATGTTCACAAAGAAATATGAAGGAAAGTATGCTTCTAAATGGTGCGACGATAATAATAATATACGGACATATTTAGAAAGCGGCTCGGTTAAAATATTTGATAAAGTGCTGGAAATAAAATAAGAATGTTAAAAAAAATGCACTAGAAATAGATTTAAGCGTATTAAGTTGACGCAAGAGGAAAAATATGAGTTTTGATATAATTGAAAATTTTGAAAATGAAATAGCTAATTTTTTTGGCGCGCCCCATGCTACGGCTGTTGATTGCTGTACACACGGACTAGAACTTTGCTTGAGATACAAAAAAATAAAACATTTTTCGGTACCTAAAAGAACTTATATTTCTGTACCTTTTTTGGCTAAAAAATTAAACATCGAATTTGATTGGAAAGACGAAGATTGGCAAGATTATTATTATCTAGGCGGTACTAATATTATTGACGCCGCGGTTTTATGGGAGCAAAATAGTTATATTCCTGGTACCTTGATGTGTGTTAGTTTTCAATTTCGTAAACATTTAAGTCTAGGAAGAGGGGGAATGATTTTATTAGATAATAAAAATATTGCTTTGGACTTAAAAAAAATGTCATATGATGGTAGGCTACCTGATATGCCATGGCGCGAACAAAATATAAAATCTATTGGCTATCATTACTACATGACTCCGGAAACTGCAGAAAAAGGTCTTTCAAAACTTCCGAAAGCTACGGCAACAACACCTAAAAAATGGACCTTAAATGATTGGCCAGATCTAACAAAAATGGATATTTTTAAATGAAAAAAGCACTAATAACCGGAATTAACGGACAAGACGGCAGCTATTTGACTGAATATTTATTATCACAAGGATATGAGGTACATGGCATTGTACGAAGACATTCCGTAGCAGAAAATCAAAATCATAGACTCTATAAGATTGGCGTACATAAAGATATTCAAACTTATTATGGAGATTTAACTGATTATCCTTCCTTAATGAGAATTATTGCAGATATCATACCAGATGAAATATATAATCTTGGAGCTATGAGTCATGTACGTATCAGCTTCGATATGCCATCATTTACTATTCAAACGAATGCGCTCGGCGTCTTGAATATGCTTGAGGTTTATAGAACAGTATGTCCTCAAGCAAAATTTTATCAAGCCAGTTCATCAGAAATGTTTGGCAATTCTGTAGATGATGATGGTGTGCAGCGTCTTGAAACTCCCATGAATCCAGTTAGTCCTTATGGTTGTGCCAAAGTTATGGGTTATAATTTAGTAAGACATTATCGACATGCATATAATCTGCATGCGTGCAACGGCATTCTTTTCAATCACGAAAGCCCCCGTCGAGGAGCAAATTTTGTTACTAATAAGGTGGTTAAAGGAGCAGTTTCTATTAAAAAAGGGCTGCAAAACAAGCTTGAGCTTGGCAACATGGATTCATTTCGAGATTGGGGACATTCAAAAGATTATGTTCGGGCCATGCACATGATTATAAATCACAACAAAGCAGATGAATTTATTGTTGCAACCGGCGAGACACACTCTGTTAGGGAATTATGTGAAACAGTATTTGGTAAATTAGAAATGGATTATAAAGATTATGTAGTCCAGAATCCAAAATTTATGAGACCAGAAGAGTTAAAGTATTTAAAAGGTGATCCTTCGAGAGCTAGAGAAATTCTTGGATGGAAGCCTGAGTATACTTTTAATACTATGTTAGATGAAATGATTGAAAGATGGATGAGCGAAATTTAGATTTTAAAGCCGGCGATCTAGTTGAATGGACAGAGCTTTGTGGAGAGGGCTTTATTGTCAACCAGAGAGGGCTAGGTATCATAGTTGATAAATGTAAACGATTTTTTAAGGTTCAGCGATTAACTCAACAAGATATTGTAAATTTTGATGTATATCAACTAAAATTAATTAATAAAAAATGAATATTGGAATAATAGGAAATGGATTTGTTGGATCTGCAATTGCTTCAGGCTTTGGTTTACATGGAGATGTGTTAATTTATGACGCGGCACCTGAAAAAAGCCTCAATTCATTTGAAGAAGTGGTGGCAGCAGCTTTTGTTTTTATTTGTGTTCCGACGCCAATGAGCTTGGAAAAAGAAAATGAAATTGATTTGAATATTGTCAATTCTGTTTTTGATAGAATTTCTAGATATGAAAAATTAAACAAAGAGACTGTTTTTATTTTAAAATCTACTGTTATTCCCGGGACAACTTTAGATTTATCCAAGAAATACAGTAACTTAAACATCGTATTTAATCCAGAATTTTTGACTGAGCGCTCCGCAAGACTGGATTTTATCAATGCTTCTCGTATTGTTCTTGGTGGCCCACAGCGTTTGTGTAATAAAGTTGAAGAATTATATCGTACTAGATTTCCTCATACAAAGATTATTAAAACAGACAGCATGACGGCAGAGTTTATAAAATATCTTTGCAATACTTTTTTTACTACTAAAGTTAGTTTTATGAATGAAATGAAACAGTTAAGTGATAAATTAGATCTAGATTGGGATAAAGCCATGGATGGTTTTATATCAGATGGAAGAGTTGGCAATTCTCATCTGGATGTTCCAGGTCACGATGGGAGTCCAGGTTTTGGTGGAAAATGCTTTCCTAAAGATATCAATGCTTTAATTAATTTTTATAAGAAAAATGAAATCGATCCAAAGATTTTAATCGCTGCCTGGGAAAAGAATCTAGAAGTTAGAAAGAATCATGATTGGAACAAGATTGAAGGTGCGACGAGTTGAGAACATTAGTAACCGGCGGAGAAGGCTTTGTCGGATCAAATCTGATAAAACATTTAGTAAAACAAGATGAGATTCATAGTGTTTTTAGTTTAGACAATCGTTTCACTAGTAGCAAAGATAACTTAGTTAAAGATAAGAAGGTAAGTTACTGGACCGGCAATACTTCTAATATTAGCAAAATCCTAATGAATTGGGATTTTGATGTTGTTTTTCATTTCGGGGAATATTCCAGAATAGATCCCAGCTTTGATGATTTAGACAAAGTTTTTGATTATAATATGAAAGGAACTTGGGAAGTAATAAATTTTTGTAAAAAAAAGAAGATATCTATGGTATACTCAGGTTCAAGCAGTAAATTTGGACATGACAAAAATCAACATTTATCTCCATATGCTTGGACAAAAGCAAAAAATACAGAGATAATTAAAAACTTTTCTGATTGGTTTGGGTTAGAGTATAAAATTTTATATTTTCACAATGTTTACGGCCCGGGCCAAATTATGGAAGGAAAATACGCAACAGTTATAGGAATATTTGAAAAACAAGTGAACAACAACGAACCAATAACAGTAGTATCCCCGGGCACTCAAAGAAGAGATTTTACTCACGTCGACGATATTGTCGATGGGATCTGGAAAGCATATAAAAATGCCCCCCCGAATACAGAATTTAGCCTAGGCACCGGTACGAATTATTCAATAATGGAAATAGCCGAAGCATTTGACCATACTATCGAAGTAATACCCCCTAAAAGAGGCGAGAGACACACTTCCATAGCCGACATAGAGAACACAACAAAAGTCTTAAAATGGCAGCCTAAAATAGATGTCATAGAATACATTAAAAACCAAAGGAGAAAATAATGTTTAAACTTTCAGATGAGGCGCTCGGCGCAGTTATGATGGCACTACAGAAATCACTTTTGGAGCAGAGCGATATTGTTCCTGTACTAAAAGGTTTTGATTTCAAAACCAATGAGAAAAACGAATTATTCGTAATGAATCCACCTATAGTTAAGATGAGTCCCGATGATTATGAAGCAGTAATTGCTGCGAAAGATGATGCCTAAATATTTTTACAAATGTTTAGATTGTGATCATAGGTTCTTTATATATCACGGAATGAAAGAGCTGCTATCCGATTGCCCACAATGTGAAAAAACAGATTCTTTAATAAAAGAGATTAATAAAATTATGCTTAAAAAATCGAATAGCAGTGATAACAAAACTGGTGATTTAACAAAACAATATATTGAAGATAACAAAGAGCTTTTAAAGAGTTATAGAGAAGAGCTACAAGGAGTGAATTACGATGATGACAAAAATATTTCTGATTAGTTCTATAATACTTAATTCTTTTTTATTGATATATTTATTTGGTTTGGTGCCTTTTTTGTTGTTCCTCTCTATCACAGGAAACGTATCTATAATCGTATATACGCGATTTTTATTAGATGACCGGGTAAAGGTACGAAACGATTTTAATGCTTTGATGCTAAAAATAGAGAATTTTTTAGTTCACTTGTCGAGTATATATGAACTAGAGATGTTTTATGGCGACGATACATTGCACGCCTTGATTAATCATTCAAAGAGATTAATAAGTGACTTTTATGATTATGAGGAAGAATATTTCGCCAACCGCGAAGAGGAAGATACTATAATATATGATGCAACAGAAGAAGAAGAGAACAAAGAAAAAGAAGAATTTATATTTCACGAAGGTCCATGAAGACGCCATAATAAAATATGCCTCTACCGAATGTAACAAAATACGTACGAAACTTTACAACGATTACATCGGGCCAGCGTTCAATGAATTGGTTGATAAAATAGTCTATACCTATAAGTTTACTAATCTTCCCAATATAGACTATTTGAAGGATGATTGTAAGATTTGGCTGACTACAATATTGAACAAGTATGATCCAAGTAGAAAATCAAAGGCTTTTTCTTATTTTAGTGTTATAACCAAGAACTGGTTTATACATAAAGTTAAAAAAAATTCAAAGAGCCTACAAAGAGAAGTTTGTTATGAAGACTTAACTACAAGTGGCAAAATTGAAAGTCATCGATCTTTGATTATTGAAAATCAATATGAGAATGAGCGTCAAAAAGAAGAATTCATGTTTTATTTGAAGAGCGAAATTGATAATTGGGAAAAGCTAAATCTTAAAGATAACGAACGCCGCGTTTTGGAGGCCATTAAGATTCTTTTTGAAAGTATTGATGATATTGAAATTTTTAATAAAAAAGCTATTTATCTATATATTCGTGAGATAACTGGACTTAACACCAAGCAGGTTGTTAATAACTTAAATAAAATGCGCGCACGCTATAGAGATTTTAAAACAAAGTGGAATGAGGGAAACATTTGAATGAGTCGGAAGAAAATAAATAATGATTTAGAAACCTTAATTAACGAATCCCTAGATAATATCAGGCAAGATCGAGCCATAGCCTCAACACTTTTAATTGACTTGGTTAATCATATTAAGGGCAACAAGCACGAACACAAAGAAACTGGACAAGTTGCCGCGAAATATCTGGAAACCCTGCAGAGATCAAATGAGCAGCTAGTCAAACTTAATTCACTTTTATTTAAAAAATCTTCAATATCACAAGGCTTGACAGCAGTAGACAAAGACGAATTATATGATTTAATTAACAAGGCGGAGGATGAAACTTAAATGTCCGGCACCCCTCCAAGAACACCGCTAGATCGAATTTGCGGTGCTGGATCCCTAAATCCCGCCTGCGCGGCTGATACAAACACTCATGTACGTCGTGAAACGACAACTGGATTCGGTACATTGCGTGAAATCATCGATGATCGATTTAAAAAAGATCTAACTGCTGGTGTTGAGAGATACCGAGCAATCGTTTTGCATGTAAAAGGCCAAGTAGTCAGTGCTGGAAAACAACAAGTAGGCGGCACAGCACAAAACATGAATGATATGTTGTATGGCCAGGCTTCAAAATCAAGAAAAGTTCAAATAAAAGCTGTAATACCAGAATTAGATCCTCGCCCCCTTCCCATAGTACTTCCAAATGACCAATCTCAGAAAGCTGATTGGGAAAGAATAAGATGGTTTCCAACATTTACTGCAACAAATGCATCCGTGCCCCGCCCAAAACCCGGTGATATTGTTTGGGTTACTTTTGAAGATCGTATAAATTTTAAAAATGGTGTTTATTTAGCTCCGGATATTGTTGGTTCAGTTGAGCCGGCCCTCACAGCAGAAACGTTAAAGACATTTAAAAAAGAATGTGAATTTTGTGCTGCAGGCCCCGAAGGCGAAGAATTGGGTGTCGAGGCGTGGAGACAATTTGTTGAGGCTGCAAATGTTATACCAGTTAATTTAAATGTTTCCGCTACAAAAGGCACAATTCCTGTTGGCAAAGGGGTTTTTACAGGACTTTATTCGCCGACATTGCAGATGAATCCCATTGAGGATATAAAAAATGCATTTATAAGCTGGGTATGCTTTAGAGATGTTGATATTCCTGATGAGAAATTGAGTTCCGGCGAGTTCGTAAAGCCTATCGGAGAACAGAAAATTGTATCTCCGATTTATTCTAGCGGCATGGGCCAGACAAAAAGAAAAACAAAACAATTTGTTGATAAATACCACAAAAACGGTATTAAAGCGTTTATGTTGGCCAGAGCGCCCAATCTTATTGTAGGTTTGCGCCCGCACCGGAATTCCGATTGGAAAGCGGGAGGTGGAGCTAAATATTCCAAAATACTTGATAATTATGCAGACAAGATTGTCGATCGCGCTGCTGAGCTTGGCGTAATCGGCATTGTGATTGAGGTAACTGATCGGACTGGCTATTGGCAGCGCGCCACCCGGCAAGGGATTGACCCCACGCTCGGCGCCGCGGGAGGAGGAGAGAACCTGATCAGCGCCGGCTCGGTGGCAATGCCCCAGATAGAAGAATTAACACATTTTTGGAAAAGAGTTTTTAATAATGCTAAAAAAACCGGCATGTCCGTTGGACTTTCAATTTCAAATTTTGAGTGGCCATCTTCCACTTCTCAAGCTGCTTCTGAAATAGGGCGCCCAAAAGGCTGGAGTAATTTTGCCAACTTGCCGTGGAAACATTTTTCACCAGCGGGTGGCAACACCACTGGTGCAGATTTTGTAATTCATAATTTTGCGGCCGTACCAGAATATTATATGCCAAAACCGGATGTACAGCAGGCCGAAGGTGATCCAACCGGTCAAGGAGGCGCCGGCCGCAACATTGGAATTCCTTATTATCCTGGCGTGGAAATACAAGCTAAAATACTCAAACAACTTGGTTTTAAAAATATGATTCCAGGATTAAGTTCCGGAAGATGGATATATGAACGCTCCGATCTTGATAAAGATGGCAGATTTTCCACGACCATTTTAGATGATCAATATTCTAATATAGCTCAGGAAATGATTACTATTGGTGGTACTCCTTATCATATGCGACAAATGACTATGCAAATAGCAGCTGCTTATCCAAATGCTGCTGGTATGATGTGGAAGCCATGGGCGCCCACCGATGTAGCAAATGAAAGCTCCCTATTACATCACAAACAAGAATGGGGAGAAAAAAGGTGGGATGTGTTGAAAGAACTTGGTGATTTGGTTAAAAGACTAGATAATCTAAATAAACTAGATTCTGCCACAACTACGTATTCCGATTTACAAAAAAGTGCAATTCGCAGCATGGACATGTCTCAATATTTAACTGGTATAGTTACCGAATATAAAAGATTTAGAGGTTTCGGAAGAACCCAGCTTGATCTCCATGAGGAAGGAGATGGAAAGGGCCCATATGTAATAAATCGAAAAAATATTTTCCTGCCTGCAGGATATGCATCAATTGGCGAAACTATGGACAGCGTAATACAAATGTCAGAAATGCAAGGAAAAGAGAAAAGGGAAGCAAAGAAAAGAGGCTTATTTGATATACCTCTTCGCGCTCTTTGGAAAGACGATGGGGGCTTTTATACATACCATGAATTTTTTGGCAGCCCCGTCCCCGCCAATTTTGATGAAGAGATAACCAAATGGGAAACCAAAACCAATCCGCATGAAATACCCACAACAGCTGTGGCTGATGCCATTCAGGTAGAAGAATCGGCAAAAATTGAAGACACCATGACCGCTGTGTATTCTATTTGTGAAAAATACGCCCAGCAGGCGACCGGAGGTTAAATTTATGGCTAAAGATCTTAGCGCGCTCAGGGAAAAGAAAGGTACGGCAGGAAAGCCGAAGAGCGGTTACAAACAATCAGATTCTGTGCAGGGCCATGGGCCTGATATCGATCCCAAAGATCCAGATGCTAATTGCTTAGATAAAGGCATCGATCCCGAGGCTTCTAAAGAAGCGGATCACGATATCGCAATATGTGTTTCAAAACAAAAGAAAAGGAAACAAAAGTGGTTTGAATCAGATCCTCGCCTTGAACAAGATAATTCTGTAACGATGGCACCATTTAAGGTAACTATGTCTCGTGGAGACCCAGCCGTAACACACCGCCGTTCCGGCGAAGCGCACACCGCGGCAAAGTCTAAGGAGGATACTAAACTAATAATTTTGCATGAACCCTTAACTTGGACTCGTGAGAAGGCGATGATGTGTTTAACGGCCGCATGTTACGGAGTACACTATACTCTTGATCTAGATGGCACTGTTCAATATCACGCAATTCCTTGGTTGGATGTGTGTGATCACGCCGGCTTTGTTAACAACCAATCAGTTGGAATTGAAGTAATTAATCGCTTTAGCACGTATGACCACAACGGCAGGCGGATTTCAGAATCAGAGTGGCGCCAGCCTCCTGGAGGTTTAAAAACGATACCAGAATCTGGTACAACGGAGTGGAAATCTGGTCAATTACGAACTCCTCATAACTGGACCGGTAAACGAAAAAACTGGATTTTACCACCTGAAAAACAAATGAAAGCTCTCTATAATTTGGTTGGTAATATTATGTGGTCTATAAATTCGATTCCTAACAGCTTTCCTGGAATTGAAGCTTCTCAGCGAACTTACGGGGGTTTTTATTGGGGAAACCTAACGAAAGGCAGGAGGACCTGGTCGACGAAAGATCCTAGAAGGAAATTATTTACTGAAAAACGCAGGTTCACACCAAGCAGTCGCGATATGGAATTCTACGGCGACCGATCTGGGCTGGGCTACAGAAACCGTGCTGGTCATCCGATTGAACATCATCACGCAGGCGGCATCGCCGCCCATGCTCATGCTGGTTCCAATCATACTGATGGACTGTTTTACGAGCATTACTTATATTTACGGATGGTGGATCCTCGCAACTTTAATCACAGTGACGCATATAAATTAACTGTTGAGGCAGCCACCAGTGTGTGTGTTACTCATAAAAATAAGGTGAAGGCATCCCAGAATACAACACATTTTCTTTTGAACGCTAGCGCAGCCCCCAAGCCTGGACAGACGTTCCCGGCCGACTCGTCGAACGCAGGCGCAGTCGCGAACTGGAGCAATGAAACTATACAAGAGCATCTCGCAGCCGGCGGATCTCCTACGGACATCGGCATGCCTTCATCGGGGGAAGGCCCATCTGACATGTCACCTGGCGTACGTGACCTCGAAGGCGTCCTCGGCGCAAGTAACAACGATTTGTTATAAACATAACTAAGCACTTTTAAGGAGCAAGACAGAAAAAATGGCAGGATCTACAAAAGGAGTACAAAAAAAAGGAGTTGCTAGTGCAAAACAACGGTTTAAAGATACTAGCGGCGAAAATAAGAATACTGGTATTTATTGTGGCCCAATGGTCGAGGGTTTCCCTGAAATAATTGAAGGTGAGGGCCAAACATATGACCATGGTTCGAATAACACATATATATGTCAAGGCCGAGATCAGCCGCGTGATCTGAAAAGCGGCCATGGCGGAGCCGGCGAGACTCATTGTGGCATGGTTAAAATTGTTGTTGGATCTCAAGGTGTTAACGCCAAAGATGTTGACCCCAGTACTGGAAAAAAACTATATGCAGATCCTGATCCCACAAAGGACGCGGCAACAGTTTATATTAGTCAAACATCAGATGTTGATGATAACTTTAAAATAGCCGCCGGCACAGCCGGCAAAAGTAAAGCTAAATCTTGTATTGTTTTAAAAGCAGATGATGTTCGACATGTTTCTAGACAAGGAATTAAATTAGTAACAGGCACTGATGTTAATAACTCAAGAGATAATGAGGTATCGGTTCACTATGGGATTGACTTAATCGGAGGCAATAACGATAGTGATATGCAAGCAATGGTTAAAGCTGGAAATTTGGTGAAGGCCCTGGAGGAACTAAATCTAGAGATTAAAAAATTAAATGGAACTGTGGCTGGCTTTGTTCAATATCAAATGCAGTTTAACTTAGCAACAATGTTCCATTTTCATATTACACTTTTTCCGCTAATGCCCACATTGCCTGATATATTTGTATTGCCAGCGCTCGGTGCTCCAGCGAACGGTCAGCTAGGCTCAAGAACATTTACATCACTGGCATCGCAAAAGAGTAGATTAGCTACTTGGAAACAAAATTATTTGCAACCCCATGGTAAGGCCCCCGGCGCCGCAGGCAGAACTTATATAGGTTCGTCTTGGCACAATCTTTCGTAGGATATATTTATGGCGAAGCTAACATTACAAGACTTAATTCTTCACGATTGGAAAAAGGCCGCCGCGATGGACTCCGACCTCAACAACCGGATCATCAACGCCACCGACGACGAGTTAGCCGACGGCATGCCCTTATCTAATTGGCAAGCCACTGCCGAAACCTACTCTGTCGGTAGCAATCTCGGCAATCGTTGGACAGAATTAAGCCTTTCAGAATTAGATCCCAACTATTCCGTTCAGCCTCAGTTCGGGAATAGTTCAATTTATGATACCTACATAACGCCTCCCATGCAATTGCAAATTTCTGATGCGCCCATGGCAGTTGATAATCTTGATTATATTTTATGGACCAAGCTTGAGTCACTAACATGGAATTTAATTCCTGAATGGGTTACTGATTTGGGAATGTTTGCGATTTTTTATAATGTTGCAAAAGCAGTCAAAAATGGTACTACTACAGATAATATTTTGAAAGAAGTATTAAGTTCTGTTTATGATGCTTGGAACAATGTTGGTTTTCTTCAATATATTGCGGATCCGAATGGTTTGGGGGTACCAACTGTCACAACTTTGAAAATCGAAGAAACTGATGTCAATGTTTCATATTTAGATTTCGCGCTTTTTATAACCAAATATCCCCATGTTTATGCTTTTTCATCAGCCCGTGAGCAAGCCATCGAAGAATTAAAAAATACCGGGACTACCACTGTATTTGATGCCGGCTCAAGCGACGCAACTGTTGCAGCTGCGATACAAGAAGTTAATATTACACCAGATCCGATTATCGCTGCGCCTCCCGAAAATCAAGTAGGTACTCATTATGTAAGAAGATTTTTGGGTGATGATCCGGAAGATGAAGATGCTCCCAAAACAATGGCACTTCTGCGTACCGATTATGTTAAATCTGGAGATGCAGCTGCCTCCATTCCAGCTGCTGATACCAAGACTGGCGATGAATATAATGCTGATCAAACTCTTTTTTCAGGAAGTCCAAAGAAAGAATTGCCCTCTCACACACAAGTGGTTGTCTTAAAGAAGGGCATAGGAAAGGGCGCGCTTTTTTACAAAGTCGACGTTTTAAAAGAATCAGGAGAGGTAGAGGACAGCGGTTATATTGATTCGCGAGTTTTAAACGAATTTCAGGGCTATACTCTTGAAAAATATTGCAGTTTTATCAATGGACCGTTGCCGACAGTTGAAGTTGCGGAACCTGATGAATCTTATGTGGTTCCTAGTTGGTGGGAAAAAACAAAATGTGAGCCATTTCTTAATAAAAAAGAAAATGAATATTGGGTAACACTAGAATATGATAAGAAAGATTTTGAAGAAGGCGGCAAGATCGAACAAAATCCGGATGTAATTGCCCAAGAAGGCCTCGCCGCCTTATTGGATTTTTATGGCTTAAGGAACACTCCGGATGTAATTGATACTTTTATTCAGGGGGCTGGTGATGAAATAAAAGCAGGCGAAAAATCACAATCAGACGCCGAACGCCCCGATGCTTTTGTACAAGTTTTGGTACAAGTGCCTCAAACTTATTTTGATGCAGATTGGCCCAAGAGAACTAGGATGCCTACGCATGATGAGTGGGCGAAGATTATCAAAAAATCATATGGGGAGATTCCCCGAGACCGCGGCCAGATGGTCGACAACCAGATTATAATTATTCGTGTTATCACAAACAAAGTAAGAGAAAGAATAAATAAATTAAAACAAAATTTACAACAATTTAAACAACGTATTACACAATATGAAGGAAAAGTCATTGGCATCTCAAAAAGTGAGATTGATAAAAAAATCCAAAGATTGGATAAATTTGTTGCACAGATAACGGAATTTTTAAAATTAAATGATAAAGAATTTAAAGAAAGCCAAGAAGATATTTTAGAGATTGGGCTCACGCGTGATTTTAAAGTTGCGGTATATGCGATGTTTTCCGAACAGCCGGCAGCCGGCTCGGTAAGAAAAACAGAGCCTTTGAGAAAAGGAATCAGGTGCTTAAGAGAAACAAATGATGTAATTGCTGATCGAAGAACGGCCGTTTATTATTTTCAAGCAGAACAAATCGATAAAACAAGAGAGCCCACCGATGAAAATGATGATTTGGGCGGAATTCATTGGGTTGTGGGCTTTACTCTTTACGAATCGCTAACGTTGGTACCCGGCGGAAAAGCAGAAGAAGAAGAGGAAGAAGAGGCCATAAACCCAGATCCTTCAGAAGAAGAAGAGGTGCCGAAAGAGGAGCCAACTTTAAAAACAGCAGAAGATGAATCTGAAGCAAAAGCAAAGCGCGACGAACCAAAAGAAGTAAAGAAAACAGAAGATAAAGCAAAAAATAAAACAGATTCAGGTGGTGATAGCCTTTTTGAGGGCGATAATTTCGCCAATCTTTTAAAAAACGTTGTGACGTCAGAAGATATGTATAAAAATATTTTATTTCGTATTAATTTGGGTGAATTTCTCGCCCGCGCTGTCGCCTGTTTGAAAAATCAATTACCGGCCCTCGACGCTGCAGCTGCAGCTTTAACTGGCTTTCTCAAAATGCTTCCGAAAAAAGAATTAGTAATGATATTGACGAACGCGTATCTTTTACAAAAAATCAAGGACGAGAAAGGAGAAGATGCGGAGGCAGAAATTAGAAAAGAAATTGCCGCCAGCATACTGGCTGAGCAAGAAAAGAAAGCTGCCGAAGATGCATCAAAACTTAGTGATACTGCGCCGGCCGCGGACCTATCGGTGCAATCAAATGATTCGGGATATGAAATTGTTAATGGTCAGAATGATGGATCAGATCTAGTTGAAATTAGCGCATGGGGTACCCCGCCTCCATCAGGATCTGCAGAAGCCGAGAAACTTGAAACCGAAGAAGAGCCATTTGGAGGATATGAAATTATCAATGGCGAAAGCGAAGGTCCCGAGACTCCACCAGGATTAGCATCTAAAACTAGTAAATTTGGTGGTAAAAATTGGGCTGCTATTGGCATAGCTGCTCTTTCAATTTTTAAAAAACTTGGCGCCACAGATATTCTTATGAATGTTTTCCAGAGCATGCTCGATGAAATGAAAGATAATTTAGCAAAAGGACTCGATACTTCTTCTTGGCCGCCCGGGCTAAAAGAGCTTGGCGATCTCTTGAATCCATACTTGGACAGGTTAAAAATTATTTTGGATGTGGCTGCAGCCAGTGGCCTCCTCACAGCTGAGAATATAGAGCAGGTAATAAGAACTCAGGATGCTCCTGCGGTTGGCATGCCTGGTGCGGAATATACCGATGATCCCCTAGCCGGCCTAGATGAAGCAATAGAACAAATGTTAATCCAAATAATTACAGAAATTTTGGTCACTGCAATTAAGACATTATTAGAAGAAATACTTAAACACTGCGAAGGCCTTGATATAGAAAGAGTTTTGGCAGATCAACAACTGCGCGCCGCCGCTGCAGCTGCAGCAGAACGCGAGGCCATGGAAGACGAATGGCAAAATGCTTATACTTCGATGTCCGATATGACGGAAGATGATATCACAACAATGACCGACGAGGATCTGTATGGTCGCAGAGGAGCTGTTGGCGATCCAAACGCCAGCAACCTTGCTGGTACCATCGACATGTCTTCTTTATATGTTGATTCAAGTCGTTTTGATCGAAATTTGGGCAATATAGCGAAAGAATTAAATCCAAATATGCCAATTTCATATGATGTCATAGAAGAATTGAAACTTTTATTGGATTATTTGTCGCAAGTATTGAAGCCTACTGAGATTTGTTCTCTTTTATCATATGCCGCTAGTGAGTCCACCTTAAAAATAGTTCTTAAGATAATCAACACTAATAATTCTTTTGAGGTTCTTCGTCTTTTCATAACAACAACCGATGATGTTGCAAAATATTTTGCTCTCCTGGGGCAATATGTTGATAATTCTATTTGTGAAAATGCCATCAAAGATTTAAGTTTGATCGCAATGCTTTGTGAAAAAGCGATTTCAGAAGATTTCTACTGCAATGTTTTGAAACAAAAAGGTTTTTCTGAAGAACAATGTGAACAAATGATGAGCGAAAAAAAGGATGCTCTGAAAGATCAGTTAGAAAAACTAGAACAAATTCTATCTTTTCCGACCTTGTCTGATTATTTTCAATCTCAAATACCACAAGATATTTGTGAACCCGGGAGTCCACTAGCTGCTTTAATAAATGATCCACAAATTAATATGATAATGGATAGTGCTATTAAGACTATTATTAGAGTAATTTCCCAACAATTCGATATGGAAATGATGGGTGTAAAATCTATCTTTATAAAAGAAACAATTGTTCCGTACGGCGGCGAATACCCTCGCTATCCTGAATTGGGAAGAGATTTTATGCAAGGCTCCCCCGGCTCCGCGGGCCTCAGAGGAAATAACGGAATTGAAGAAGACGCGTTATTTTTTGACGATGCCGGCGCGCCCCTGCCAGATAATTGGCCGAGACAAGATATAATAGAAAAATCAGTTGCCCCAGAATTAAATTTAAATCTTAAAGAAGATAATACCTCCAATATTCTAACACAAGGCATTGTGAGTATTGACACTCAATCTTCTGATAATTTTGTATATACCCTATATTCAACAACCAACAAGCCATCAGACTTGATGTATCAGCCCTATGATTACACCGGTGAACTTGAGACTTACGTAGAGCAGTCTCTAGAGCCCACAACTAGCTTAAAAAATCAAATTCTTGCCCTTGTCGGCGAAGGTCCGTGGGTTCAATATGGTGGTATGTCGCATGATCCTCCCCCCAATACTGACATTGAGCAGGCGATGGGAGGATCCTGGTACCCAGGCGGCCAATGGCACTCAAAACACATTATTTGGGAAGATCTTAAAAGGGAGAAAGCCGAGGAACAAGATATACTTGATGAGATGATTATTGACTGTGAGGCGGTCGGCGATTCCTGTGACGTGGATGCCCTGGGCAAACAGGCAACAAAGGTAACCGGCCTCACCGGCAAGATCGCCGTGGCCAAGGCCGCCCGTGACCACATCAGGTACGGCGACAACCAGGCCGAGGATCTCTGGTTCATATATATGGAGATTATAGGGGAAAATTATGCAAAAGCCCAGGCCAATGAAGCAGGCATGCAGGGCATGACCGAATGGAATACTGGATTGGCAGAAACAGCTGCAGCTGCAGCCGAATCTAGTTTTTATTTCATAAATCCAGATAATACAGATATAACCAGCAGAATGGTTGAAGTATACTTTCCTAAATATAGCTATATCGTGGCACAACAGGCACAAAATGATAAGAATTCTTTTACACTAGACTATAACCGATTCAAAGTTTGGTATCAGGGATCCAAAAATAAAGAAGGGCTAAGGAAGATACATGAATTAAGTTTTGATGTGAATGATACAGTTGGAAATAAAGAAGCTTATGACCTATTGGCCTCCACAACTGCGGGCGCCCTAGACAATATTAATGGCAATGGTGGAATAACACTGACAGATGAATTAACAATTCCGCAGTATACATTTGCAAAATGGTTGTCTTTCTCTTTAAATAAATTTACAGCCGGAAATGGTGTTAGAGCAGAACTAGAGAACAATATTTCCGATATGCATCAATATTTAGTAGCCAATGAATTGGGGAAAATTTTTAAGAATATCGGTAAATCACGTCTTTTTAATATAAATAATTTTTCTAAATTACTTTTTTCACCAAAATCTCAATGGGCTATCGATAGATTAGTTTGCAATAATCTAGAAGGAGGAGATCTCGGTGATTTAAGAAAAAGCCTTCTTGATCCAGACGGAATCAAGGACATGGTAGATGAATATTACAAAAAGATTGCTTGCGAAGCCTACGGGGCCCCCGACAATGGCGCAGATCCAGTCAATGACGCAATAAAATATGCAATGGTTTTGATTTTTGCGCGCCTAAATGTAGCTGAATTCATAGTTCGCGCGGCAATTTTCTTTTCTCGCTATTCAGTTGAACAAACAATTTTAGATTCTGATTTATTTCTTACGCTCGTTGCCAGCAGAATGAAAGAAAGCAGCGACATGTTCAGCACTGATTTTATGACAGATGTTTATGATACTTCTTACAATATTTTGAAAAGGCGCGTCTTTGAGAAGAAGAAAATCAAATTTTTAAGTAATGAAATTTTTTGGGATATTACAAAAAATGAAGAGGAAAGAAGATTTACAAATATTAAAGAAAATATCTTTAATTTAGCAGATATGAAAGTCCTCAGCAACAAGCCGATTAAGCCATCTTTGTTAGTAAAAATTACAGAAGGCCTAGGATTTGATACATCGCAGCCAGTAGCTCTTTCTCAAGTCTACAGTAGATTAAAAAAGAAGTTACAAGATATTTCACTTAAATATTTAATAAATGAAAATATTAAATCTTTGGCGCCAAAAGTAAACAAAATGCTTCTCGACAAAGATGTTAAAAACATTTCAGAAAATACCATATTGGCCTCAAGTACAATTTATGATATACCAACTAAATTAATTTCTTTTGAAGAAATTGAAGATAAATTTCCTGGAACTGCAGTGGGAATTTCCTCAACTCCTCCAGGCTGTCAGCCGGGATCGACTTGTTTTTGGCAACTTTCAGACTCAGGTGGCTCAAATACCACTTACCTTTTTAAAAGCTTCGAAGAAGAGAGAATTGCTGAAGATGGCTACGATATTAAAAACATTAATGTTGATAATAACTTTTTTAGAGATGAGGGGTCTGACCTCGCGGATGCTGGAAAGTCTAGTTCTTTTTATAACCACGATGGCTATTTTACAGACTTGGGTGAAAAAACAAAAAATGGAGGATTTATTCTTCAAAGATATGTGAAAGTAAAAATAAATAATTCTGACGATGCAATTAATAAACTTGGTGCATTAAACAATAATTTACATTCATCTATGAAAAGTAATTTTTTAACATCTATTAACGCCGATGATTTATTATCTACCAACAAAGCAGGAAATTTATATATATCCTATAAAGCTTTCGATTATGGATTGAAAAGTTTGTTAGAAACGCTCATGGGGTACGCGCTGTCGGCCACCTTCGACCTGGAGCAAGTATTATTAAGTGATATGTTTTCTACTATTAGTTATGGTATTAGAATGGTTTATGTATTACCCCATGGAAATGTTGCAAATTTTGTTACGGATACAGATAATTTTCCGTTAAAATTCTCATCCAAAGTTTTTGATGCAGTTTCACAAGATCTATCTATTCCTGGCTCCGTTCATAATTTGATAAAATCTTCAATTGAAGGTGCAACAGCCGCGGCCGGCCCCGAAGAACAAGCCTTAAAAGAAAATATTTTTGTTAATCGCGCATATGAAATTAGAGAACTTAGCGCCACAGATCCCGAGACCAAATCAATATTCGCACAAGCAGCCGATGAAGCTTATATAGAGATGATTACATCCGACTATGATGATTTTTATGAAGAACAAGCGGCGCAAGAAGTGATGTCGGAGCTTCAGACCGCTGAGGCCTCTACGAAACATTTGAAATCAATATATGTAATTCCTATTGAAGGCGCCTGGAAAGAAAGAAACTTATCTGGATTGGGCACATATGCTTTCGTTGATTCAAATATTGTGGATCACATATTAGGGCCTAGCTTACCTGATATTGATTCTTTGATTCAGCGTAAAGGGATGGCATCGCAAACGCGTTTAGGCAAAGAAGTATTAGATCTCCCTTCCAGCGCGCTCATGAATAAATTTGCGATGCCCTACAAAGATCTTCTAAACACTGCGTTACTACACACGATATATTTTCCGTATAGATCAAATTATAATTTTGATAATTTATTAAAGAAAAGCAAAGAATCTACTGTACAGCAGCACAAAGCAGCTTCAGTACCCAGAGATGAACATCCGGAATTAATAGTCGATCCTGGTGAAGCCGGCGTCGAAGATTTTAACGATATTTTAGATAAATCAATGTCGATGGGTCTTACTGATTTTGCATTTTATGATTTTATTAAAACTATTATTCCCAAGTGGATTCTTCGCTATACGGTAGGACAGGTTGATCCCTGCATGGCCAAGGCTATGGAAATTCAAGAAGAAAGAAAGCTGGATGACTCGAAATTACCAGATATTGTTGCTGAAATTAGGCCGGTCCCAATATTTCCAACATATTTTCCATGGATGGGGGATCCAAAATATCCAATTACAGTAGCTGGAATAATTTACACTGCTTTGCAATTTTTAACTGGTGTTGAAGATATGCACCACGTGGCACCGCCAGAAGAATCCACTGTAGATTACGATCCAGAATTAGATATTGATTTGGGTGCTTCTTTACCCGAAGATGCGTGTGATTAACGACATTCCGCAATATAAATTTAAAAAAATAAATAAAATAAAATTTTAGTTTAATAAACACAATAATTACTTATAACACAGAAGGATTAAAAATATGTACGGAATTTCTCCCAAGATACCACTATTCGTTGATGACCTAGACGGTCACTATGGTTTGAACAAAACTATGAAAGAAGCTATAAAACAAAATTTTAGAAATCTAATGTTTACTATTCCCGGCGAGCGCGTGATGGACGACGATTTTGGAGTTGGGCTAAGAAGATATTTGTTTGAAAATTTTGATAGTGAGCTGGTATCTAGATTAAAAGGCAGAATTAAAACTCAAGTACAAACATATTTGCCTTTCCTTAATTTGCTGGCGGTAGACATATCACAGGGTGTTACAAATTCTAATAGAATGAATGTATATGTATCGTATTCTATCGGAAATTTGGGTGATTCCGATAATTTACTTCTTACTATATCAAATACAATTTAAACATAAAACTAATTAATATTGTTGAGGATATCATATGGCCGACACAAAAATTAAAGAATTAGCTATAAATTATACTGCTCGTAATTTTTCATCAATCAAAGATGAACTAGTAAATTACACAAAAAGATATTACCCAAGTACATTCAAAGACTTTAGCGAGGCCTCGTTTGGTGCTTTGATGCTAGATATGGTTTCGTATGTTGGTGATGTTCTCTCATTTTATTTGGACTATCAAGCAAATGAAAGTTTTTTACATACTGCTATAGAATATAACAATATTATTAAATTAAGTCGTCAGCTGGGATATAGATTTGACGCGTCCGGCACTTCTTATGGAAAAGTGAGTCTCTTTGTGTTGGTACCGCCTGCCACAATTGGTGGCGGACCGGATCCTGCATATATGCCTGTTTTGCGCCGCGGCGCCACATTCACGTCCGCCGCCGGTAATTCATTTATCTTAACAAGTGATGTGAATTTTGCAGATGCCGGAAATGAAATCGTAGTCGGGCGCGTAAATAATTCTAATGGCGCACCTCTTGAATATGCTGTGAAAGCCAAAGGAACAGTTATTTCGGGAGAATATAAGACTGTGCAATTCGACATTGGCCAATTTAAAAAATTTCGAAAACTAGAGCTACCAGACGGCGCCAGTGTTGCCGAAGTCATTTCTGTTTTTGATTCAAACGGAAATGCTTATATTAATGTTGATTACTTGACTCAAGATATAGTTTACAGAGAGATTGTTAATCCCTCAAAGGAACAAAGGGCCCTGGCCCCGTCGATAATGAAGCCAATTGTTGTACCGCGTAGATTTGTAGTAGAAAAGAGCGCAACTCAAACTATACTAGTGTTTGGTCATGGTTCTGAATCTGATATTTCGCTAGATTCTATTGCCGAGCCAAATAAAACAATTTTAAATTTGCATGGCCGCGACTTTGTTACAGATAGAAGCTTTGATCCAACAAACTTGATTAGTTCTGATAAATTAGGAGTTGGCCCTTCAGATACAACGTTAACGGTTATTTATAGAACTTCTACCGGCGAATCCGTCAATGCACCAGTTGGAACACTAACCGGTGTCAAGAATAAAAGATTTGTTTTCGATAACATGTCAAGCTTAAGTACTACCAAAGTATCCACCGTAAGAAGATCCTTGGAAGTACTTAATGAAGATCCGATCATCGGAGATCAAATTAATCTTACGACAGATGATATAAAACAAAGAGCATACGGAATGTTTTATTCTCAAAATCGTGCCGTGACAAAACAAGATTATAAAACTTTGATATATTCAATGCCTGTTCGTTTTGGTTCAATAGCCAGGTGCGCTATTGTGAAAGATCAAGATTCATTTAAAAGGAATCTTAATTTGTATGTTTTGTGTTTAAGCACGGGCGGCAATTTGATCCGCGCCAACTCTTCTTTAAAATATAATTTAAAAACATGGTTAAATAGGTATAGAATGATCAATGATACGATTGATATTTTAGACGGCCATATTGTTAATTTTGGTGTGAATTTTGAAATATTATCGGAGACCGGAACGAATAAAGCAACAATTTTGAATAGATGTCTCGCAACACTAGTCCAGAGGTTTTCCAATCGGCCAGATCTGGGAGAATTTTTAGATGTTTCACAAATTTATAAATTATTAAATTCGGTTAAAGGAGTTGCAGATACTGTAAATGTTGAAGTTACTCATAAAACTGGAGCAATTTATTCAGATACATTATTTAATTTAGAAGATGCATTTTCAGCAGATAGAAGATATATCACGTTACCGTTTAATATGGCTTATGAATTTAAGGTTGGAACAGACTTTTCGGGTGTTATAAGATAATGGGAATTAAAAGATATATAGCCGATAAAGATAATACAATAACAAATGCATTTGAACAAAATTTGACTACCCGAGGCACCGGCTCAAACATGGGCGCCTCTGATGTTTTAGAAGTGTTTTCAATTTATGGACAATCATTTAACTCTTCTTCGGCCGACGGTCTTAACCAAACTCAAGAATTGTCTAGAATATTAGTACAATTTCCAGTTACTGACATTATAACAGATAGAACAAACAATAATATTCCAGCATCTGGAAATGTTGATTTTTATTTACGCCTATACAACGCTAAACATGCTTCAACAGTTCCAAAAGCCATGACTTTGGTAGTTGTGCCGGCTTCTTCATCTTGGGAAGAAGGCATTGGATTGGATATGGAAAGTTATCTAGACTTGACAAAAGACAAAGAAGGATCAAACTGGATGATGCGCAGCGCTTCTACTGCCTGGGCAACAGTTGGTGGTACATACTTAACAGCATCAGCCAACAATGTTTATGGAGACAGAAGACAAACAACAAGCTTTGAAAAAGGAACAGAAGATCTAAAATTAGATATAACTGATGTTGTCGAGCGCTGGATCAAAGGAACAGTCGGCGCCGGCGGATTTCCAAATTATGGTTTAGGAATTCATTTAACAGGTACACAAGAGGCATATTATTCTAGTTCTGCCGGCGGTTTTGCAAATGGCTCTATAATTCAAAATGTTTCTGGCGCCACTCGTTCATATTACACAAAAAAGTTTTTTGCTCGAACAAGTGAGTTTTTCTTCAAAAGACCGCTAATCGAAGCGCGCTGGGATTCAACGAAACAAGACGATCGTGGAAATACTTTTTATAGCAGTTCGTTAGCTTCGGCTGCAAATAATTTAAATACAATTTATCTTTATAACTATATTGGCGGCCGTTTACAGAATATTCCTGGCTTAACAGACGCAACTTCTAAAATATATGTTCAAATATTTTCAGGATCCTCTACTAACACCGCGCCTTCCGGATCAGCTATTACTCTGGTAACAACAACTGATTTTGTATCAACAGCTGTGCCAACCGTAGTTACAGGCGGATATGTTTCAACGGGAATATATTCAGCATCGTTTGCTTTAACGGCCGCGGCCACGCCATTGACAAAAATATTTGATGTGTGGTATTTAGACGGCACCAATAAGTTAGGTACTCAAATATTTACCGGCTCTATAAAGCCGAAAAGCCTGCAGGCATCAAATCAAAATGTTGGTAATAGCTACGTAGCTAATATCTCAAATCTCAAGCCTTCTTACAGTAATGAAGAAAAGGTCAGGCTTAGGGTGATTACACGTCTTAAAAATTGGAATCCTACAATATATTCCAAAGCAACTGCCAAGGTTGAGAGTGCTAATATAAGTGATATGTATTACAAAGTTATTCGCGTTTTCGATGATTATAATATAATTTCATATGGAACGGGTGCAGTTGCTCCACAAAGTATTGGAAATGCTCAATCTTATACGCGTTTATCGTACGATGTTTCTGGATCTTATTTTGACGTCGATATGTCTTTATTGGAATCGGGATATATGTACGGCATAAAGCTGGCTTATTACCAAAATTTGGGATATAAAGAATTTAATCGAGTTTTCAACTTTAGGGTTGACAAAGATCAGGATAATTAATTTTTTTAGATGGATAAAGACTTCAAAAATATTGTGGTAGACCCGGCCGCTATGGCGGCAGCTGCAAAGTTTTTTGCTAAAAATAGTATTTTAAGCAGCAGCACAACGGCATCTTTCACTAAAGATATAGAATCAGGCCACTTTCTTGAGGCATATAAACAGATGGAGGATCGATTTGTACCACAAATAGATTTTTCAACTGCTTCTAATTTTGCAAAGTTTGGATCTGCAACAAAATATTATGAAGATGCATATATTAGAATCTATAATCAATATCCGTATGATGGATCACAAAAAGAAAAAGTATTGTGGGATCTTTCGTCAACTTACATAGACAAATACATTTTTGAAAATGTATATCCGAGAACTAATGGATATATTACAATGGGGGCGGTTCAAACACCGAGCGCTGGTACCCATACTACGCCCGGTAGAGTATACAATTCTACCGATAAAGAATATATTTTCTTTAAGGGTGGTCCAAACGCCGACCCGCGAGAAGACTACAAATCAGAAATAGTCCCAGGACAATCGATTAAAGGCTTGTCTAAGGCTAATGTATATAACACCGCAAGTTTTAGAGAATCTAATCTAAAAATAGATCTTTATTATGGAAATACAGTAGAATTTTGGCTTAAGAAAAATCAATGGGTAGATTATCATTCTGATTTAACTGGTAGCGCACATGGAACTACTGAATATATTTTTGATCTATGGAACAGCGCAAGTGTAGATAGTTCCGGATCCGGCGGTAACTATGGCAGATTTTCCATTTATATTAATAGCGCAGCAAAAGGAACAATGTATGCCTTGGTTCAATCCGGATCCGCAGCTGCTAAATATTGGCCCCCATCGCTCGGCGGCGAAGGCGGCTTTGATACTGGGCTGACTGATATTGCTGATGGCAGCTGGCACCATTATGCGTTGACAACACAGAATAGTGGTACATTTAATAAAACCAAATTTTATGTCGATGGTAAATTAACTAGCCAAAACAGTGCATCGAGTGCAGAAATTTCTGCGGTAAGCGGCGCTTACGTTGCAACAATCGGATCACAAGTTAGAAGGGCCGGCCTAGATTCAAATGGCGGATTAGGCTGGGGTAAAATCAGTGGCTCAATTGATGAATTTAGATTTTGGAAAACCGCCAGAAATGCTAAAGAAATTGGTCGTTTTTATATTGACCAAATAAATGGAGGTACCAATACTGATGCTGCAAATACTAAACTGGGTGTTTATTATAAATTTAATGAAGGCATAACTCAAACCTCTTCCGCGGATGCAACAGTATTAGATTATTCTGGCAGGATTAGTAACGGTGCGTGGACGGGATATGATTCTAATACCGGACGTTCCACGGGATCAGCAATTGTTATATCTGGTAAGGCGACTAAAGAATTTAGAGATCCGATTGTTTATCCGCTGCATCCGTTGGTTAAATCAACGTTGGCAGATTTAAAGATTAAGGGAGATATGCATGATTATACTAATTCAACTTCTTTAATCAACAGTCTTCCTTCTTGGATTGTTGAAGATGATCTTACCGACGGCCCGGGCGAATTACATAAATTAATTCAAATTTTATCCAGTTATTTAGATACTTTATATCTTCAGATAGAAGCGCTTCCAACAATTAAAAATATTGATTATGCCAGCAGCAGCGCGAAGCCTCATTTTTTCAACAACAGGCTGTTGGTTGATTACGGCTTTGATGTCGACGAAATTTTAACAGATATTGATTTGTTCGCATATGCGAATACACGCGATGATGATCGCCTATTCGAACAAAAATTATACAATATAAAAAATCAAATTTATAAAAATATATATAATAACTTAATTCACATCTATAAGACAAAGGGCACAGAAAAATCATTTAATAATTTGATGCGAGCCATTGGCATTGATCAAGAATTGGTGCGCCTCAACATGTATGGTTTGGGCATTAACTGGAGAGCACAAACAAATACAAGGATGATTTCGTCGAAATCTAAATGCATTGATTATTATAATAATAATTCAGCTACCGTATATGGGTGGAGTGGCTCTGCGCCGGCATCTAATAGTTATATTTCTGGAAGTAATGACGTATCTTCGGGTATTGATAAATATGCCCCTATAACAGTAGAAAGTGAGATTATATTTCCAAAATATTTACCTCTCGATAGTCCTCATTATAAGGAATATGCATATCATACTTCATCGCTTTTTGGCATGCATTCCGCCAGATCTGCAGCTACGTCTCCTGCTGCCTCTTCAGCGACAGATATGACTTGGGCTTCTGGAGATTCAGGCTCATTTCAGGTCTTTGCTATTCGAAAACAACTTCAGGTTTTGGATGAAGATCCAGAAGTATATTTTATGCTTACTGGTAGCGCATTTGGAGCTGTAACATCTTCTGTTTTTAAGAATGTTTATGATAATTCCAAATGGAATTTTGCAGTTCGTCTTAAACACAAAGATTATCCGCAAGCTGATTTTGTTAGCGGCTCTACTGAAGTTGTCCAAGCAACAGCAGAACTTTATGGTGTACAAACTATTATGGATTCTATCCAAAATGAATTTGTTATAACAGCATCTTTTTCTTCTACTGCTGGAAATAGATTGTTTGCCGCACCCAAAAGAGTATACTGTGGTTCACACTATACAAACTTTACTGGCGCCCTACTACAGAGATCCGACGTTTTTGTATCACATTTGAGATTCTGGGAGACATATTTAAATAATGATGTTATGAGGGCACATTCTAAATTTGATAGCTCTTATGGAACAGACTTCCCCTATAGAAATACATATTTATTTGAAGGTAAGAAAACAACCGGTTTAGCAAAAAGCGAAATGCCACGAATGTCTTCATTGGTTTTAAATTGGGATTTTGTCCAAGTCACGGCCAGTGACGCGTCGGGCCGCTTTGCAGTATCAGATTTTTCTAGTGGTTCTAATAGTTTAGCAGATTATAAACTTTCTAACATTGTACAAAGACAACATCTTGCTCGCGGAGATTTCTTTACGGCGGATTCATCAGATGTCGTTGAGCGAAAATATTTTCCTTCTTCAAAGTTGGTGCCGTTTGATCAAATTAATTCATCAGATATGGTCAATATTGTTGATTTTGAAGAAGAAATTTTTACTAGAGAATCTAGACCAATTGAATACTTCTTTTCATTTGAGAAGAGTATGTATGCAAATATTTCTGATGAGATACTTAATTTGTTTGCAACGATTAAAGATTTTCACAATTTAATTGGAAATCCAGTTAATAGATATCGAAAAAGCTATAAAGAAATGGAAAAGATTCGAGAAGTCTTTTTTAGAAGAATTGGAAATACGCCAGATTTAGATAAATTTATTCGATATTATAAATGGATTGATGGATCGATATCGGATATGTTAATGAATTTGGCTCCTGCAACAGCTAATTTCCCCAATCGTGTTTATACAGTAATCGAAAGTCATGTTCTAGAGCGAAACAAAATAGAAACAAAATATCCAGTATTGGAATTAAATCAACCGGAGCCCGATAGTCATATTAAGGCAATTAATGAATTGTTATATAATTGGAAACACGGGCATTTCCCCAATTCAGGCCTTCAAGCAGATAATTGCTTATATTGGAAAGATCGCGCCGAAAGAACTGGCAGCGTTATAACCTCTGGTGATTCCGCGGTCGACAGCCAAAGACAAACTATCAAGCGTTTTGCAAACTCTGTTGTATCTGGATCAACATACGTTTTAAGAAAACTTACACGACCATATCGATTTGCTGTTGACCGATCAGAAGACTTTAAGATTGATAACATCAAATTAAATTTTGCAAAAACAGAATTAGATCGAAGCAACAGAACTGAAAATATCGTTCTTCAAAACATAGAACCTTATAAAGATTGTAATGATGATAAGGCTTTGATATCTAAAAGAAAAGTAGATTTTCAAGCAAATGTCAATGGCCGATTCTTAAAAGGAAGAACAGTTGCTCCATTCACGATATTTTCATCTTCGGTTAGCACTGGGTATAAATCACAATTAAGTACTTTTGGAGATGAGGTTGCTATTAATGATAATCATCGCGATGTTTATGGCGCCGAAACACAAGAACCCATTCAGGGCCCGTTTAGCAAAATTCATGTTGGAGGCAAAAAATCAAGAAAAGTTGCCCCATTCACAACAACTGATCGTATCGAAGAATATGATTTAACTGTTAATTCTTCAAACTTAACTCTGTCTCAACGCGCCCACGCAGATGCAAAATCAAAATATTTCTTAGATGAAATAGCAAAGCGTCCGGTCGTCATAAAAAATATCAAAACCAGTACGAGTTCTTTGTATTTGGGAAACTATACCAAAGAATATCAAATGGTTCAAACAGTCGGGGCTAATACACAAAAAGGGTGGCTTAAAGATAATTTCGCCAACTTTACACAGACAACGCCAGAAGTATTAAATCTTACTGGGAATCTTAATTTCAATATGTACGCCAGAACTGGATCTTCATTGCAAAGTGTCACCATCGCTGATCGTTTTTCTGGTCCAGGATCCCCAGAGGCAATGTCTCCAGGCTATCTTGATCCCGCCTCAAATACTTTTTCTGTCTATAACAGTATAAATTACCGCAATATAACCGTTCGCTTACCGAGAACCAACATACAGCGAACTGGCTCTTCCGGAGTGCAGCCAGCATCGCAATATCAATTTAGACCATTTGGCGGAAATCCGAATCAATCACTTCGAACTTTGAGAACGACAGTTCCTTTAAATTCACTTTGGCGTAATTTTATGGCCCCCGGCCAGGGCGCAGGCCTCGACGGCCGTCTGACACCACAGGGTTCTTTCGATGTTACTGCCTCTATTCATAAAGTCAATCGTAATATTATCCACAGAGCTAGCTCTTATATTTGGTCTGGTGTTCAAATTGCTATCAATGATTACCTTTTTGATAATGGATTTGTTCAACACGCCATACCACAAAGTGACAGACAATATGCTTGGATCACAGCTTCATTAAGTAGAAGTTTTGCTGGGCCATGGATAAACGTAAATGCATATGCGGGCGGCTATGGAGGCCGACTCACGGCGCCCTTGGGCTATTCTACCAAGAAAAATGATATAACTTTTGTTAGCGCGAGTGATTTTGGGACTTTTTATAGCGGCTTCCTCGGCGGCCGCATATTTGGAACTACAACAAAATTCGCCGCCGGCGCCGGCGCAACGCTACTTCGTACTGATTTTGTTGGTCTTAATTCCAATATATATGAGCCGTTAACGGCAAGTACAAATTTATTGGGGTACCCGCCCGGGGAAACTGGGTATAAAAATGCGGCGACATCCTGGCGATATAAAGGCACCAGTCCCCAAGGTGCCGTTCTCACCGGCCTCGGCGCCGGCGATGCTCTTCTAAACGGAATTATTCTCAACCGCCAAGGCCCCTACGGTTGGCCATCTTGGAAACAGATTCGAGGCGGGAATCATCCGATCATGAGAGATCATAGGTCGACGAATACTTATAGCACAATTGACAGAGAATTTCCGATCGCCTCGTTATACGGAACTAACAAATATATCCGCGGCAACACCATAGCAAACTTTACGGAATCAGTTGTTACGAGCAAATTCAGGCCCATTTATATGTCTGTCGTGGCAAATAATTATTTACAAGGCTTGGAGCCTGAAGGTGCCGAAGGAATTCCCCCCTTGACAAGCCAAAAGGATTTTAAGTTTACATATGGCAATAGTATGGGATATTTTGCTAATGAAGAAATATTTCCCAAGATTACTTTAACATCGGGTGATTATGCCAGCATGTATGATGCACGCCGAACGCCACCAGAAGTTTATAATTCTATAACAAAGCTTTATCTTCCCAATAAATTAAAAATACTTAGCCCGGTTAAAGGCTTCAATTATTTAAAGATGAAAGAAGTTGTTTGGCCTCGCGAGAAAAACACTTTCTTGAATAGAACAAGAGCAAGAAATAATTATTCAGAAAGTTCTGGGCTTGGCTCAAATGGATATGATCGAATTTCACATAGAACATTCTGGAGAGATAATCTTTCCGATCGTCTAGCAAGAACAAATGGGCAGGCCTTAAATTCTCAAGGAAGCATAATTTCAATAGGCCCTAGGTATCCCCGTGGCTGCGGCACCGTGAGAAGTGAGGGCGCAGCCGGCTGGCTGTCAGTCTGGCCGCTCGATGGCCGCTACACCGGTTCTATTAATACACTGACTGCATTAGGCAACCAATGCACCTCGGGCAAAGGCTATTCGACCATCAACCCCGGCCTAGGCGCCACCCACCTAGAACTTGCGGCATCAGGCAATTGCGGTGCGCTTTATAACGGTGGGCTATATCGATCAAATAGGTTTGCTAGTGTTTTATGGTATAATTTGAATCGTTTTGTTACTGCTTCTTGTAGATATCATGGTGTAGATTGGAATATGGGCGCTTTTAGTGGTACTCATGACACCACCTGGAACGGATCATCATTTCCTGTATTCTATCCACAATTGATACAGTTTACAGCATCTTCAAATATTCACTGGACAACAAATATCGATTCTGGTAGAAATCCTTGGTATGACTCTTATGAAGATTATTGTGCTGATTTAAGTAAAATTGGAAAAGACTATTCTATAGTTCCAGAATTCAATATATCTGATTATGTGCCTTATTATGTCTCACGTAGTGACTGGGTGGCATCCCTGCCTAGTGACAGATTGATGATCCAAGGTATTCAAAATTCTGCCAGCGTCAACAAACAATTTTACGATGAATATTCACATTCAGACTTCCTACAGAATTTTGATATTGTTATAAATGACCACTCAAAGCTCGCAGATATTAAAAAAATTGATATGGTTTGTTATGGCCTTAAAAAACTTTTGCCTTATAATGGCTTTTACCCTGTTTTACGTACATTGCAAATGGCAACGTTGCTATCACAATCTTATGGTTCAAAAATTTCTGGCGCCGGCAGCACGGCCGACGAAGATGGGGGGGTATCAAGCTTTCCCTCATTACAAGAAGTACAAGCTATGTCGGCATTTGTGCAACCATTTTTTGCACCTGGCATCATGTATAATACTATTAAATCTGGCATTGCAGTCGATTGGCCATTATTTACCGGTACGCCTCCGAAAACGACCACCGGCGTCGCAGCGGCCATTGTATGGAAACGAAATCTAAGCTCATCAGCTAATTTTAGGCTACCTTTCGAAGCTCTATACGATGTACAAAATATGCCAATTGGCTCAGCAACTAGCCATGCGGGCGAAGTCCCAATATACGCTGTTACCAATGATCCTAACGTTGGTGCACATTTTAAATGGTCTGGCGAAAAAAATAATGATCTTTACATACGTGCTATGAATAATTTTTTGGCCGAGACTGTAAACCTTTTTATTCACAAAGGCGAATTAACCTCTTTCACTTCAAGGCCGATGAAAGAGGTTAATTTTTCTGAGGGGGTGACATATGCTATGTCAATTGATCTTGAAAAATCAGCTGATTTTCTAATGACTGAGGGCGCCTCTGCAGATTCTGTTGTAGCCAGCGATTTGTTCAAAGGCAAGCTTGCGGCTTCGCGCTCATACGGTTTTCAGGGTACTTCGCATAGGGGAGTTATATATGGCCCCCCAACGAGATTTTTCAAGGTCACTGCCTCCGGCGCCGGCGGACTGTATGGGGTACTAGCATATGATGGGTGGGGCTATTGCGAGGCTAACGATCCGGCATACGCTCCATATACTCCACCATATTTTTATGGAAAATCTACGGTTAACTTGTCGTACAAAAACACAGTCGACGATACTCCGACGCCATCATTAGCAACAATTCTTAATAATATTACAGCTTCTTATTCGAATGATTTAAGTAATATACCTACCGGCTCACATTATACTTCATCTACATCCGGAGCCCCATGGCGAACTATGATTAGTTCTTCACAGCCGGCTATTCAATCAATGATGCAAATTTCATCTTCATTGAATTTATTCGGGAGAAAAAATGAAATGTTGCAACAAGTTGGACCGGATGGTCAGTTGATAAACATGAGTGATCCGGAAGACCCATCAAGCTACGAGCGCTGGGTTATTTCAACCAAATTTGAATGCCCTGTTTTGAATTTTAATCATTATACGGATGACACAAAGGCAAGAGGAATGTGGAATGGTTATGGAAATATTCCAAATTATTCATCTGAGGGGATTAGTATTACCCTAAGAGAGACAGACCCCTCAGTATTATTTGGCGCCGCCCACAATATAACAACTGGCTCATTATTGGAACAATTGTTCAAACAGGGTGGTTCTTCGAATAGAAAGCCTGTTGGACAATTACCAAATGATTATGAAAAATCAATTTCTGAATGTATTGTAGCAATACCATTTTTTGCCGGCGGCGGTGGCCCTGATAATAATGCTATTGCACAAGATTTTAATTGTGTATATTCAGAAGATGATGATAAACATTTTTTCAGGGCCGCCCACTCTCCGCAACATGCTGGCGACCCCGGGGCTGAAAAGCCATCATTAAAGAACTTAAGAGAAAAGATGAAGAAATTTGTTTTTCCACCAAAATATGATTTCGAGAATAGTGAAACCCTTTTACCTCCATTCGTGATGTATACGTTCGAGTTTACACATCGATTTACACGGCAGGAGTTAGCAAATATTTGGCAGGGCGTTATGCCCGATATATCGATGAAAGTGGTACCAGAAACCTCTACACTAAGTATACCGGTTGAACCCGGCGAATTAATGAGTGAATTTTGGTCTAAAATTTCAGATTGGAACACTTCCAGGACTCTTGTCACAGATTCTTTGAAGCAGCTGCGATGGATGATCTTCAAAGTGAAGCAGAGGGCAAAAAATGTTTATTCTAATATTACTGCAGATATAACAGATAGTCCAAATCCTTATGAAAAGACACCAGATCATGATTATAGCTATAATTGGCCCTATGATTATTGTTCACTCGTAGAGTTAGCAAAAATAGAGGCCGGCCTTTTATTAGATATCCCAGAATTGCCATATTCAGATTCAACTCCTGGATCCGACGGCGGCAACGGCAACGGAGGTAACGGAGGTGGCAACGGAGGAGGTGGAGGTCACGGTAACGGAAATGGCGATCCCGCGGGTCAAGTGGGGTCTCAAACGTACACACCCCCGGCAGGCATAGGAGGTTAAAATGGAATTTTTTGATAGAAAACAAGAAGTATTCGATATCCAAATTACTCCGCTAGGCAAACGTTTGTTGCAGATGGGGCAATTTCAGCCAACATACTATGCATTCTATGATCATGATATATTGTATGGATCCATATATGCCGGCCTTTCAGAGCAACAAAGCGATATAGAATCGCGAATACAAGCAACGCCGCGACTGAAACAGCAAGTTTATTTATATTCTGCCGAAGAGAAAATTAATAAAAATACAGCAGATACATATGGAGTTGATTTTGCTACGCTTAATGAGAATCTTTTTCAAAATCCAAGCTTAGAGGGGTATCAAAAATTAACTGAAGAATACGCACCTGAATCACTTGAAACAAAACAATATGAATTAGAAAAATTTGGCCCCCTGGGCGATATGGCTTATACAACCAATTATTCTCCTGCTTGGAATATTGATTTTTATGCAGCTCCATTAACTGGATCGATCGTAACGCTAACTGGAAGCTTCAACCAGAATATTCCACGCTTGCGCTGTGATGTACAATATAAAATACGAATTTTAGAATTATCTGATATCCCGGGATTTTTATCTGAAATGGAGGACGATCCCGACGCACTTGAAGAAATATCAGATGCCTTGATTGGTCATAATTATAATCTTTCTGAAGATGAGTTGAGCAGTTTTGCATCGCCAATAACAGAAGATGGCTCTTATCTGGTAACAATAGAAGATCAATTATTCTTAAAAGTATTAGAAAATAATACAGATTTTTTGAAGGACAACGTTGATATTGAAATATATCGACTTTTTGGTGATGGAGAAGAAAAAAGATTATATTTTTCCGCCGCAGGAGAAGATAGGTCAGAAGATCCAGAATTTGTAGATTATTATTTTGATATTATGGCAGATTCTGAAATTCCAGATACCTATTATTGCAGGGCAGTGAAGGAAGATAAGTTGGTGACAGCATATACAGATAAATTTATATTTGATTGTCAAGATTCAATGGTCGGAGATGCAACAGCACAACAAATTTATGATATTCCTGACAATGAAGACACGGAGCTTTGTGAATAATGGCATTAAATGACCTCAAAACATTAGATGATTTTATTGAATCTGGACTTCCAAAAGCAAAAATACACAGAATCTTGCTTGAGAACGGCTCATATCCTTCTGAACATTTTAAAAAGGATCCTCATTTCGACTTTCCGGAAGGCGAGGGCCAAGAATTTCTGTCTCCTTCCGTGGAAACAACAGATCAAAGTCTTAAAGTTTCTCTAACACTAACTCTGGATGGAGTCCTCAGAAAAGATCCAAAAGCATCTAATAAGCTTTTTTCTCTTTGGTTGGATAAGCTTGATCTGATGAGCATGATAAAAGTTTGTGTATATGAGATTGACAAATCGGTGTTTGAAGATATTGCTTTTCAATATTCTTCCTTCAACTACGAAGGCCTTTACATCAATGATTTTTCTAAGTTTATGAAAGAACACACGAATAGCTGGGAATCAATCAAAGCAGCGCATGGAACTGAGATTAGTGTCTCAGCAGAGCTGGATAAATTTAATGCTGCCGAAGGCCGAGAAAGAGAAAAATATTTAAGTACCTTGGCCGACGGAACAACCACATACAGCATACCAATTAATCTAGAGCCTTATGTATATGAAAATAAGAATCCTGAATATTTAGGATTTTTAGTTATAACCCGTATTGATACACAGGCCATAATTGAACACATTGCTTCTACATTTAGTCAAAATACTGGCTTGGGTGAACTAGAATCGACTTTAGAAGAATTGGCCATGGAGGCTTCTTCAATGGGAATGATTTATGATGTTATTTTTCAAAATGGTGTATTGAATAATGATAGTTATTTGTTACAAAGAGTTGATAATGGTAAAATTTGGTTTGGTGAATATCATGCAATGTCTGATGGAACATTGATGACTGGCGCCGAGCACGGAGATACATCCATTCCTGCTTCTGCTCGCGATCGCGATCTGAAAACTCTTATGCTTCCTAACATGAAAATTGTTGATTTAAGAGACGATGAAGAATTTGAAAAAGTTTTATTGGAAGATTTATATCAGCTCGATGATGTTTTCGATACTTTATCCAAGATACAGAAACAACCAAAAGTAGCAGATTCTAAAGTTGGAAATACACTAAAAGAATCTTATACATTTAGTTTTATGTCAAGATTGCCCGACGGCGGAGCAGGCTATTTTCTTGCAATCGATAAATCTAAAATATTATATAATAAATCTTTATTTCAAGCAATTGCTAAAAATGTGACACGTGCTATCAAGCTCATGCAACAATCCTTGGGATACGTATCTGATGATTTGAAGGCAATGACCAGAGAAATATCGACTTTATCAAAAATAATAGAAATTAATATTTTTCGAAAAAGAGTTAGCTTAAATGAAACGGGCCAGAATAAATTAGGGACGCGCCTAACAGATCAAAATAGTTATATAAATTTTGTTTTAGATGCAGATATAGGAAACTCTTATGAAGATGCAGCTGCGGTTCTTGTAGCCAGATATTCAGAGCTTGGAGGATCTTTTAATGTAAAGAAAATAAATAATTTAAATTTTTCTAATGATGAGATTTTGGAAAAATCATTTTTGTTTTTGTCTTTTAGGGATCAATTTTTAGTTGGCAAACACGAGGGGCAATATCAATATTATATTGAACTGGTGATGGAAGATGGAATTAAAAAATATCTTCAACAAAAAATGAATAACCTATATTTTGGTCGCACATTGATAGATAATTATGTTAGCTTTATTAATAGTGGCATATCGGCTCCAGGAGTAGCAACTTATTACAATGATTCGACCGATCAGTTTAATACTGATTTAATTTCAAATGATTTTCCCCACGGCGGCCTTGGAACTGGCGTGGGCGCCCCCATTTTTGAATCCGGTCTCGATGCAATTATGTGGAGCATTGAATATTCTCTTCAACTTTTACTTGAAGTTTATAACTTATTTAGCCATGGCGCAACTCTCACCGGTTCCGGAGCATATACTAATGTTACTTTGTTCCAAAAACTAGCTAGCATTAGCAATCCAGTAAGTGGAAATTATCAAGGATTGCTCAAGTTTGCAAAAATTTATGATACTTTTATACATAAATTTCAAAAAATATCTGGCATAAATAAAGATATTCTAAACTTCACACAGGCAAAAATTGTTGACGGCAACATAGAAACGGTTTTTGATACGATTATGGCATCAGAAGGTTCTATATCTTCTCTGGACGAAACAAGTAAAAAGAATGTATATTCAAAAACTTTTTCTGGGATGCATGATGGCATTAATTTGACTGAAAATTTACCACACATAGTTGATCTGGAAAGCTTTAACAAAACTGGATATGAATATATTTTTACCCCTGGCATGAGTCAAGACGGAATGGGAATTCGTGAACTAGGCTCTCAATCGTTTCATGATCGCGCAATATTTGAAATTGACAAATATTATGATCGCACCAGCTCTAGTTTTAACGAAGCCGGCGGAATATTTAACCTTTTTGATAATGCGCCAACATTTTTTACGCCTTTGTACACTTTGGTAGAAAATCGGCGATATCGAACCGATGTTAACGGACAGGCGATTTTATATCCGTATGATCAAAAACACAATCTTTACAAAAAGATTGTCTTAGATTTAATAAGATTTTATGTTTCAAAAAATGCAGAAGTTGGAAATCAATCAAGTGTGGAAAACCTGAATCAAATAAAAAAACTATTAACCATTCTCTCTAATTATGGAGTTTTATTTTCGGAACACATACACAAGCAATTAGGATTTTTAAATGACCCGGTCGTTGAGCCAGAAAATATAGTTCAGCATCTCGGCACCTTTGGTGATTCTTCACAGGATGGAGATCCAAACCAGCAAACAAGTGGCACCGGACTGTCTGCAGTAGAGACTCCTGTTGAAACTGAGACAATACAAGAATATGTTAATGATGGAAATCCTGTTTCTTCTCCCTTCGGAGAACTTATGCCACAAATTGGCTTTGATATTCTTCTTGCTGATGAGATAGATTCTTTGTTGTTTGGTATATTAAACGATGTTATATTGAAAGATAACAAAGGTTTGGATCTTTATTCTACTTCGTTACCTCTGTTTCCAGAAGATATACCAAGTCTTTTGGCTTTTATGATGGCTCAAGGCCACGCAGGTACAAAATCGTTGTTTGTTGATTACCAAGTTTCATTTGATAATTATAAAGATATGCTAAAAAATAATGGCTTGCAAATCAATAAAGATGTTTTTAATGAATATTCTTTGAGTTTAGAAACATTTGGCTGGTGGTGGCTCAACTATGCAAATGTTGTTGAGGTTAGATTTATAAAACGAATGGATAAATTTTTTAATCCTGTTTGGGAACGCCTAACAGCAAATGAATTTGCCAATGCATCTGGTGCTGGCAAAGCCATAATATGCAAACTTGAGAGATGGACACCAACGGCCGGCCGCCAGCTTGGTGTGAAAAATAATAAATTTTTAGATTTGCCTGCCTTTGATCAATATTTCATCATTAATCCTGAAACGTTTGTTACTCCCGTTGTAATAGTTCCTAAGAAAAATAAAGATATTACTGAATTTGTTGATATTATAAAGGGTGTCGGGAAAAGTACCACCAAGAAAGGCGGAGGCGGATCCCCTGGCAAGCTTGATATAATCAAGGATACGACTCTTGGAATTCCCGCTAGAACAATTAAAACATTAATAGGGACAACAACGGCCCAGGACCAACTTGGCGGCTTAAAAACCCAAGATCCGATTATAAAGTATGATTTGGAAGTCATCAACGAAACAACAACTCAGGGGACTAGCCAGGGGACTAGCCAGGGAACGAGCCAAGGAACTGGCCAAGACACGTCTCAGCAGCTCGACATGAATATGGCAGGGAAGAAGCTGACCACCGGTCAGGGCGGCAAATATTAAAATATGAAACAATTCTATATATTTATGATAAGGTATAATTAATGGCAAACGATGGCACAGACAACGCAGCAACCCCGAGCGATTCCCAACAGAATTTTGCTTCCATGGGGAATAGAACTTTATTTGTCAACACAATAGAGACCCAAAAAGTGCCCTACGTTTTGGGCTTGCCGCCTTTATCTCCTGGCTATAAAGAGATAAACATTGAACAAGCCGGCTCAGATTTGGGTGTTGCGACCACCGCCACCGGTGATCAAGACGCTCTCGTGATGACAAGTTTTGACTGGCTTCGCTATAATACAGGAAAGTTTTTCTACAGAAGGGAGGGCACAGAACAAAATTATGAATTTATAAATTCCGATAGCACTTCCCACCCTGAAACAATAACACAAGAACTTTTAGGAGAAGACTTTTTCTCTCCCGTTGTAACAACAACTATCATGCAGATCACTCCTGATATGTATAGTAGCCTCCATACAGATTTAGTATTTCGTGATTTATCATATGTTCTTGTTAAATTGAAGGAAGGTGTCTCGGGGGGCCCCACTAATGATCTTTATTTGCTCGGCGGCACTATGAATCATGCTTCTGTTTATCCACCAGACGCTAGTCAGCAAATTCTAGACGTAAAAGATTGGCAAGGTTTTATCTTTAGTCTAGACTCCAACCAGGGCCTTAACCCCTGCTACGATCCGGCCGTCATCGGAACAGGCTTCGAAGGGGGCGTATGGCATCGCCTGGGGTCAATACAAGGCTTGGGTGTACAAGCAATTGATCTAGTCGGAGATCCAAACGATAAATATCCTGGATCACCCCTGGGAGGTTATAACGACCACGCTTTCCTTTTTAATTCGCCTGCAGCTGCAATGTCCCAAGACTCAGTACCAGATATTAGAGTTTTATTCGCAGATGTAAAGCCAACTTATAATTTTTTCCAAAAAGAATATGAAGAAGTTGTGTTGGAGTTCGAACATGCTCTTCGACAGGCGGCCAATGAGCCGAACACGTGGATCCCTGATATGGCTCTTAGCCTGTTCGAATTATATTTACCTAATTTTAATGCCATTTTGTCAGAAAGGGAGAAATCTCTTGAATCCACCGGCCTCGAAGCGGCGCAGGAATTTACTTCTGATATTAATTTTTATACCCACACAACATTAAATAACAGGCTGCCGGGGAATATTTTAAGGCCTCTCACCATATACGAAGGAGACTATCCGGAAACTAGTGGGCCACTAGGTACGTCTGGAAATGAATATTTAAAAGAATGGGCGAATACTTTCAAATCTCATTCGTCAGAAATACTTTCGGATATGACATGGGCAGAAGCTGCATTAAAATTTAGAAATATTATTTTTCCTTTAGAGGCAGTTAAAAATGAAAATATCAATACATTTAAATCGTCTTTTCCGTTCTACAATGAGATAACATTCAATACTGATATTAATACAAAGATGGCAGATCTTTTACGAGATGCAGATTTATTCTTGCCTTTGGTATCTGATTACATTTACCTTACAGATCCAGATAGCCCGAGCAGTGCTTTCAATCCTGGACCAGTATCTCTTACTTCTTACGAAGAGGTTTTTGCTGCTGGATCCGCCGAGGCACTAAATTCTGCCGATGCACAAGATACAAATAGTTCAGCATTTATACAACAATCTTTTCCTTTAAACAAAGATGGCATTCAATATAAACAATATCTTTTCGATCGCGCCTTTGCTTCTGAAGTTCAAGGCCTGAATACAGAAAGTGATTTGATTAGTCGTATAACAAGCGTACAAGATAGAACAATTTCTGTGGGATCAGAATCTTTCTCTGATGACCAAATTGAATTTTTTGGTAAAAATCCTTTGATACAATTAATTTACAAAAGTATGTTTTTATCCCAATATATTAATTTAATTAAAAATAACAAGCGTACTTACGAAGATATTATTAGTGGCAAAACTTGTTATAATGAAACACTTTTTTATAAAATAGAAAAAAGAGATGCACTGGGAAATTTAATTCAAAACTTTTATGTCTTGAATGATTCTCAGTTGGATGAAGCTACCTTAATCGATACACAAATTGTATATTCAAAAAAATATTCATATAGAATTTTTGCGATTCAAGTGGTAATTGGAAATGAATATCGCTATGGTGCACCTCTCACCCAACCCTATGATTACCCCAGCCTGCCTTATAGATGGCAATCTGAAGTACAGGCTATAAATGATTCTTCTGTTAGATTAATCGAAGTGCCATACACAAGTCCAAAAATAGTATTTACACAAGAGTTGCCGCCAACTCCTCCGGATGTTAACTTTATACCTTTCCGCCATAAAGATAATCGAGTTATGATATCATTAAATTCAAGTGCCGACGATTATTATGATAATTTTATTCCTGTGCTTCCACATGAAGTGATGTATAACACAGCCATACTGCAGTTTGATCCTGAAACTGGTCTCTTTACGGCCACTAGTCCAGCAAAGACTCATTTTAAGTCCGAAGGAGATATAACTAGTTTCACCATGTTCCGAATATCTGAAAATGATTTTCCCAATGGTCCAAAAAGTTATATGGATTTTGGCATTGGCGGCGTCGGCAAAAGGGTAACTTTGTCTATGGCCCAGGGGGCCCCCTCATATATTGACCATATTCAGCCAAATACAAAATATTGGTATTTATTTAGATCTAATGATGAAAAACATGGTCTCGATGCTGCAGCAACATCGAGTGGAATATATGGTACCTCAACTAATCCGGACTTTTCAAACCCAACAAATATTTTTGAGATCAAAGCGACCAATAATGACGGCGCTATTTATTTTACAATGCGAACATATGACATAACTTTCTTTGATAAACAAAAACAAATTGCCAGTCGCATACCAACAAAATCATTTAGAAAATACTTAATGGTGAAGCCGAACATGGAACAATCACTTATTAACGCTGATCCGGAGAGTGGTGGTTTTGATTTTGAAAGCGATGAAGCCAAAGGGTCAATAAAAGAATATATAGAAAATCTCAATGATGATGTAGCGTCCATTCCTTTGGGAGTAAAACAACAAAACATATTTGGATCTCTACCGGATTCCGAAAATCAGCATAATCAGTTTAAGGTACGCTTAATATCTCGAAAAACCGGACGCAAACTTGATATACATTTGAGATTTAAAAAGCCGGTATTAGAAAAATAGTTAATATTATACAGAAAGACTATTTAAAGTAGTAGACTATTTATGTTAAAATCACTTATAATTTGGAGAACTTAAATGGGATTTTTAGACAACTCAGGCGATATTATTTTAGACGCCGTTTTAACAGACCTTGGCCGTGAACGTTTGGCCAGAGGCGATGGATCTTTTAAGATTACAAAATTTTCTGTCGCAGATGATGAAATTGATTATGGAAAATATAATAAAAATAATCCATCCGGATCAGCTTATTATGATTTAGATATTTTGACAACCCCAGTATTGGAAGCGTTTACAAACAATATTGGGTCTTGCAAACATAAGCTGATGTCAATTCCGAGAAATAATTTACTTTATTTACCGGTTGTTAAGTTGGTAAATAATACCGATATCGTTGACGGCGCCCGAACTGTCGCCGCGGGCGGCATTACGTTTTCAGATGCATCTACTGGCATGTTTGTTGTTACTGTTGATACAGACACTTCACAATCACCCCATACTGTCTCCGGGATGTTGTTACAATCTGGTATAGGCATTATAAAGGGAGATGGTTCCCCCTCCACCACGGCCGCCGGCCCCAATAACACCAGGATTGTGCTAGATCAAGGTCTTGATACAACAAAGATTCCATGTACTTTTAACTTGGATGCCGATTTGATTGAAAATCAATATATAATTGAAATTGATGATCGTCTTGGAAAAATAACTACTACGGGCTTCAACCAGGGCGCCCAGTCCTTAATAAGCTCAAATTTCGTTGATGACGATCGAATAGCCAGCTATTATGTTTCTAAAAATACCAATACTTCCTTATTCGACGCAAATTATGGAACCGTTAGCGACGGAGGTAATTGCGCAGAATCTTCTACAATTGCCGGACCCCGAGGAACGCGCCTGTGGTTCGCTATTCGGGCATCTTTGGAATTGAACACCAGCACAAGTTTATTTGATAGACTTGGCGGCACTGTAACGATAACTAGTTTTGGAGGAACGTACAAATATATTGATTCATCAGTAAGAGTCACCGGTGTAACAACTGGCTATAGAGTTGATATTCCAATTCGTTTTCTCAAGAAAGTCTCTTAACATAATAGGATAAAAAAATGGCAAGCACTTTTAAAACATTTTTAAACAATGACAGGACAACAACAAGAACGTTGCTTCACGAAGCAATTCCCATTACAGGTACAATACTTTCGGGTACTTATGGTGCAGTAGGTTCTGAAACAAATATTAAAAACTATTCTCATGGTATGTTCCAGGCTGTATATGACTATCCTTATTTGAGTTCTTCATCCAATCATATTTTTGATTTGGCAGTTGGATATGCCGCGACATCTTCAGCATCCGGCGGAGCATCACAAGACAATACTCAAAGAAAAAATAAAATCAACATATATAATCAAATGGCTCAGATTTTAGTAGGCCATGATGTAAATGGGAATATTCAAAGATTTGATGTTGATGGTAATTTAGCAGACGGCGTTGGAAAAATGAATGAAGTTATCTTCGTTAATTTTGCGCGCCTTCTTAGTAAAGATGAAGTTAAAAAAGGTTCTTTTTATTTAGATCTCGGCGTGGGCGGTGCCTACGCGGGCGCCGGTGTTTCGATGGCATCACAAATTAGATTAAACGATTCATCTGGATCAGATGGCTATTTTGTAAACTCTCCGGTCGGCGAATATGGTGTCTTATATACTTCTAATCTTGTTGGTACCCCTATAAAATCTGCTCCAACAAAAACTACCGAAGCTGCTGGACTGATTTATTATCAAGCTGGAATTGCTGTTTTAACAGCATCAGTTTTTGAAAGTGGTTCTACATTGGGTGTTTCCGGAGCTGCAGTTGGAATTCCAGAGATTCAAATGAATAGAGCTGGCCAAAAAATGTATCAAGCGCTCACACAATCTTCCATTTCTGGAAACTGCGACGACATCAGACATAGAATTAAGAATATTCAATTTAACAATACAACAGAATTAAATTCAACAATTTATTTCTGTCGACTCAATAACAACGAATTTAATTATAGTTCTAATCCTACTTATCTGTCAGCTAGCCAAATTGTTACGAAGAATTTTTCAACCGATTTGCCTGTTTCGTATGTAACAACAGTAGGTCTGTATTCCGCCGATAATGAACTATTGGCAACAGCAAAACTTTCAGAGCCTTTGCGCAAAGATCCTTCAAACGAGATTACAGTTAGAGTAAGATTAGATTACTAGGGTGTGTTGGCATGCCTTACTATAGATTTCAAAAAAATGATTTATTCACCAATGCGATTGAACTAAATCCATATTGTAATTTTTATATTTATGGGCCAAATGCTTATTATAACAATCTAGATCAATCAATTGTAAACTCTAATACTCCTGCGGGAAATATTAGCTTATATGAACTAAATGTTAATAGAGCAGCCGATAATTTAATTTATCCCTTTTTGCCAAAAGGATCTTCGCTTGAGATGTTTCGATCCATTAGCACGAGTCAATATGCGGCGACCGATGCGGGCAGCCTATTGTCTGGAAGTTATCCTTTAACTGCCACGATTCATACTGCAGTTTATGATACTGATGAAGCTAGGCCACAAATTGATGCACTAAAGAATGTTTTAAATTTTTATAAAAACCACAGCGCTCATTATACCTTTTCGTCATCTTTGGGAAACAAAGGGACACAAAGATTAACATTAATAGACTTTCCATCGATTTTCTACGGAAGCAGCATAAAGAAAGGAACTGTTGATTTACGTTTTTATGTATCCGGCACTCTTCAGGGTAAACTAACAGATAAAAACAGAAATGGCGAACTGATTCAATCATCAGGAACAATCTCATCCAATGACGATAAAGTTGCCGGCGTTGTTCTGTATAATGAAGGCCTAATTGTTTTAACTGGATCTTGGGCTCTCAATGCCGTGCATGTAGAAAAATATGTATCCGACGGCGGTTCTACAATGAATCCACGGTGGAATGCTTTTGGACGAAAAACAGAATTAACTGTTTCATCAAGTTATGGCTTGGATGTCCAGGGGGTAGAAAAAACAAGTGTGATTACAATGTTCGCCCATGCCCGACCAGGAACATTAAATTATTCACCAAATCCAACTTATGCAAAAATAAGTGGATCTACCTCAAGCGCTCATGGATTTTCTACTTCTTCGGCAAATTTTAGTGAGGTTGGCGACGTAGAGCTGATTAACACAGTCAGCAGTTCATTTTTGGGTTACAATGAACAATTTAAAAAACAAACGTTTATATCGAAGATAGGCATTTTTGACAAAAATAAGAATTTAATTGCAATTGCAAAGCTCGCAACTCCTGTTCGCAAACAAGAGGGCGATGATTATACATTTAAACTTAAGCTAGATTACTGATATAATTACAATATGATTTTAGGCTTAGATATCAGCACAAGTATAACCGGCGCGACAGTTATTAATAACGATGGAAAAGTTGTCTTTAATGAAGCTTGGGACTTTCGAAACAAAAAATATTTTCCAACACTTTTTCACAAAGGCCGAGAAATCAAAGAATTACTTAGACAGATTGATGATGAATTTTACATTTCTTCAGTTTTTATAGAACAATCACTTCAATCATTTCGATCTGGATTTTCATCGGCAAAGACATTATCTACATTATCTCGTTTTAACGGTATCGTTTCATGGCTATGCTATGAAGTATTTGAATTACAGCCAGAATATGTTGCTGCGACGTCCGCAAGAAAAAAATGTGGCATCAAAATCCCAAAAGGTGTCAAAGCAAAACAAGTTGTCATACAATATGTTCTTGACAATGTACCATCTGTTCTTATAGAATATACTAAGCACGGCAATCCAAAACCACACTGTTTTGATAAAGCAGACAGTTGGGTGATTGCAAACGCAGGATATTTATGTCAGATGGAAAAAAGCGCTCAATCCTAAGAAATGTTTTAGGTTATTATAATCAAGCTGGAAATGAACTTCTCTTCGCTTGTCCAAAATGTGATCATCACAAAAACAAACTTTCAGTTAACATTGAGCGCGATGTATTCAAATGTTGGGTTTGCGAATATGCCGGCCGCTCAGTCTATCGTTTAATTCGTCGTTATGGAAATTACGAACAGCGCAAAGAATGGGCACAATTTACACAACAAATTGATGTTTCAACTCTCGCGGAAGTTTTGCTGCAAGATGACAAGTTCGTTGAAGAAGAACAAACTCTTGATTTGCCAAAAGAATTTGTATCTCTTGCAAACAAGAAGCTTCCAAAGACTTCTCTGTATTCTTTAAATTATTTGGAAAGTCGAGGAATCTATAGACAAGATATTGTAAAATGGAAAATTGGATATTGCGACGAAGGCGATTTTGAATCTCGAATTATTGTTCCTTCATTTGGTTTGACCGGAAAAGCAAATTTCTTCATTGCCAGAAGTTATGGAGATGATTGGAGAAAATATAAAAATCCACAAGCCAGCAAAGATATTATTTTTAATGAGCTGTACCTGGACTTCGACGAAGATTTGATTTTGGTTGAGGGTGTTTTTGATGCGATCAAAGCTGGAGACAACGCTGTTCCAATTCTTGGTTCAACGCTGAGGGAGCATTCAAAATTGTTCCAAGAAATTGTAAAAAATGATACGCCAGTTTATATTGCTTTGGATCCGGATGTCGATAGAAAAACTTTAAAAATTATAAAGCTTTTGTTGGAATATGACATTGAAGTTCACAAAGTTGATATTCTTCCGTATAATGATGTTGGCGAAATGTCGCGAGATCAATTCTTAAAGAGAAAAGAAGATGCAACGTTTATCAAATCTTATGACTATTTAATTAATGAAATCATTAATTTGTGAGGAGCAAAAATGAAAATCACGAAAGAACAACTTAAACAACTTATTGAAGAAGAATTGGCGAATACCCTAGATGAGGCGTGGCTAGGACCCGAGGCAGATGAGGCGTGGCAAAAGAGGTCCGGCCAATACAGCCCCCACAAAGATCCGGCAGGGTTCTACGCCGACGTGAAAAATCGTACTGCAGACCCAACAGGTACCTGGGGCCCCGACCACGATTGGCCGGAAGAAATTCAAGCTCAAAATAAAATTGCCAGCCAGATGTATAGTCTTCTTTTACATACCATACCTCAAGTTGTTAAGTTCAAAACAACAATTGATGTACTTAGAAGCGAGTTAGCCAGTCATAACACCGACTTCTCGCGCGATGCCCTAGAGGTGCTTGACAAACAACTCGAAACCGTTAAATGGACAAAGCTTTAAGGAGAATAAAATGAAAATCACAAAAGAACAACTTCAACAAATTATTAAAGAAGAACTTTCAAGTGTTTTGAAAGAAAGCTCTGTTGAGGACGATCTTTATGACATTTCTCAGTATATGGATGACCTAGGTATTTATAATAAGGAAGACGGCATCAAGCGGTGGATCGCCAGCCGAGCTGATTGGAAGCCTGTGTCACCAGAGAGAGAAGGAGAGCTATTAGCTACCTTGAGTACAAGTGAGTGATCTCAGCAATTTTGATTAAAAAAGTACAACAATTACGGGGGTGAACTGGTATCGACTGAGTATTGAAAATTTAATGTGCAAGGCTGTGATGAGTGAAGGCACAGCATAAAACACTCAAACCTTAAAACGCCAACGATAACGTTGACTTTGAATACGCCCTAGCGGCTTAATCACGGGGTCGCAGTCGCCTTGTTAACCAAGACTGCAAAAAGAGTTTCCAATTTCTCTAAAGAATTGGTGGTACGCGGAGCGCTTTTAGTTTGTCAGAGTTCATAAACTGACTAACCTTGTGAATGACAATATATTGGAAATATTTAGGACCCGGGTTCGACTCCCGGCACTTCCACCAACTACTTAATATTAGAGGATTATTATGAAAATAACAAAACAACAACTAAAGCAGATTATTAAAGAAGAGTTGGAAACCGTTTTAAAAGAAGCAGATATTCAATCACGTTTTGAGAAAAAACAAGAACAATGTTCTAAATTAAAACAAGGAAGCGATGAAAAGAAAGAATGCCTAGAGGAATTAGATGAGTTACGAGATGAAGCTGAGCGAGCCCAAATATGAAAATCACAAAACAACAGTTAAAACAGATTATTAAAGAAGAGTTAACACAAATTTTAGAAAATGATCCATGGGCCGCAGCCAAAGGTGGCAATGTTTTTACTAGCGATCCGGATAGTCCAGCGATTGCAGCACATATTAGTAAAATGACGCTTGACCAAATCAAAAGACAAGTAGCTAGATTAAGTAATGCATTAGCAGATATTAGAGGCGGCCAGGTAAGGCCCGATGAAGGCCGCCAGGCCATGAAGCTCGCCACAAGCTCGCTTTCTAGAAAAAGCCTCGGCAGAGTCCCGAAAGAAACTAGACGTTTACTAGATGTTTTTACCAACACTGTAGCCCAAAACGAAAAGACCGGATTGAGAAATAAGGAACAGCTCGATGCGCGCGACGAACTCCAGGCTAATCTA